TTTTTTTGATATTTTTCATAAATACTTTCGCTTGACTTATGCCCCCTGAGTCAGTATAATTAACCCAGTTCTCTCCACTCCTCCCATGCCTGTTTCTGCACATCAGACCGCACAAAAGCAAAGAGTTCGTGTAACTTTGGAGTTCGATGTTTACAGTGATTTTGATGCACGGAACATCGATTATGATAAGCTTTTTGATCTGCAAGGTGATGAGAATGTAGAAGTCTACGTGGAAGATTCTAAGGACGTTTGGTAAGAGTTTATTTGTACTAGGGTGGACGGTCGAGTGGCTGGCCACCTTTTCGCCAATCGGTTGCGTTAGGCCCTATATTGGCCATGTTGAGAGGAACACCACCCCACATGCGTAAGATCGAATCCCAAATGAACGCCGCCATCGCCCAGGGCACCAACTGGAGCAGCGGCAACACCTCTGTGACCTTTGAGGGCGAGGTGGCTGAGGTTCGCCTGCACGGCAACTTGATCGCCAAAATCGGTGAGGGTTGGATTCAACTGTGGGACGGCGGATGGCAGACCACAACCACCAAGAGCCGTTTAAACGCCATCCTAGCAGAAAACGGTCTGCCTGGCGAGCGGGTCTTCGCTAAGCAGTTCGATTGGTTTGTGTCTCAGGCAGGCGGCCCCGTCCCGTTCTTCTCAGGGATGCGCCTCGCCTGAGGTCCCCCTAGCCCCCCCCAATTCTCTTCATTCAGTGTCGATCACTATGTACAACACAACTGGCCAAGTTCATCGCGACGGTGTTGCTAACGAGAGCAACACGGTAGCTTTACTTAACGACCTCAATCTCTATAGCGAAACTGTAGAGAAGCGCGGCGGCACTAAGCTTAAAGAAGACGCCGTTGCTGGTGATAACAAAATCAGCATTAAGCGCAAGAAAGGTATCAACAACGGATCGTTTGATTGGTTTAACACTACAGCACACAATGCCGCGCTGGGTGATACCTTCAAACACTTCCTATCTAACATGAAAGAGTTGCGGCAGTTACCTACATCAATCCGCTTCGACGAAGAGTTCATTTTAAAGATGCGCGATAGCTTTAACGCACTCTGTGAGTTAGCTTTAGATAGCATCGATTATGATGATCTGAGAGACATCCTCCTCAAGGAGTTTGATTCACATAAGGACATGGACGTTATTGTTAACGACACCGAGAATCGCAACCTCTATAAGTTCAAAGTAGCGCAGCACCCTGTTATCAATCTTCTGAACAATCGCGCTTCTATTGTTCTTCAGGGCGGCGGCAAATCTTCTCGCTCTATCTACTTTGTTACCGCTGAGGGTAATGTTGTCGATTGCGGCTTGCGCCTGAGAGTAACATCGAATAATGGAATCAATGCTTTCCTCGGTAACAGCAAAGCGAACAAGAATAGCAGCGTTGTTATGAAACTTCAGCAAGATAAAGTTAAAAATCTTTTGAATGATTGTAACGCTGAGGTTATCAGTTATTGAGACACGAATAAGGGGACTGTCTAACAGTCTCCTTTTTTATTATTCGTATTCGTTAACACTTAGGACAGTGTTTTATAAGTCTTAAGCTTAAAGAAATGCCGCCCTTAGTTAAAAACGCCTAACTACCCTAACCTACAACGAACCAAAAAAGCGAGAGAGATAACGAATCCATAAAAAAATTTTTTGGTATAAAAATTGACTATAGGGAGTCGCTGATATATAATGTGTTTTGAAAACCCCAATAGTTAAAAAATATCCGGAGTGTAAAAATGAACGAAAAGGTTTTTCACATCTATGCAGGAAAACAGTGTATCTTGAATTGTATTGGAGAAGATGAATTCAGGACAACATGGAATACAGTGTGCGCCCTTGTAGGATTAATGAAGTCAGATTATAGTCTTGATGATCTATCCTATGAGGAAGTTACAGTTCCACAATACGAAGAAGCAAGTTATTGACTTACTCTAAATAAAACGTTAGAATTGATTTGAGGTTTTTATTCTCTTATGGCTAAAGGATTTACAGTAAAGGCTGCTACGCCCAAAGTGGCGAAAAAAGCAGCAGGTCCCGAGTGGGACTATCAAGCAATTAAGGAACGAATGAAAGGTAAGACGATTGTATTCTGTCTACCTGGACGAGGATGTTCATATACATTTCTGAAATCATTTGTACAACTATGTTTTGACTTGGTACAGAGTGGTCTGAGTATTCAGATTAGTCAAGACTATAGTTCAATGGTTAACTTTGCACGTTGCAAGGTACTTGGAGCAAACGTTCTACGTGGTCCTAAGCAGGTTCCCTGGGACGGTAAACTGCCTTATGACTATCAGTTGTGGATTGATAGTGATATTGTATTCAACACTGAAAAGTTCTGGCAACTCTGCGATCAAGCACTACCTGCAGAAGGTGAAGAGAAAGAGATTGTTGCTGGATGGTATTTGACTGAAGATGGTAAGACTTCTTCTGTTGCACACTGGTTGGAAGAAGATGACTTCCGTAATAATGGTGGTGTGATGAATCATGAAACCTCTGATACCATGGCTAAGCGTAAGAAACCATTTACAGTTGATTACACTGGTTTTGGATGGGTATTGATCAAGAAAGGTGTATTCGAGAATCTTGAGTATCCTTGGTTTGCTCCTAAGATGCAAGTCTTTGAGTCTGGTGCAGTACAAGACATGTGTGGAGAGGATGTCTCATTCTGTCTTGATGCAAAGGAAGAAGGATTTGAGATCTGGTGTGATCCTCGGATTCGTGTTGGACATGAGAAGATGCGTGTTATCTGATTCTGATGTTATACAATGTCTATTATGAGGGAAAACTCTTACAAAAGAGCATTTCCCCTGAGTCGGCAGCAGAGTTAATGCAATTATATGCGGATGCATACTTTGAAGACCCTGCTGCTTCACTCGACCCCATGCTTATTAAACTAGAAGAGGTATTTGAGGATTAATTATGGCCGTACGTTTCAATGCTAACAAGGATATTGTCGAGACAACTCCCAAGAAAACTCGACAAGGTGATGGAAAACACACGAAGTACTCTGCAACTTCTCGTAATAACAAGCGGAAACCTTATAGAGGTCAAGGTAAGTAATATTCAGAGCATCCTTTCGGGGGTGCTTTTTTAATGTAAAGAAACCTAAATATCCGGAACTCCACCGGAAGTGTCACTATGGCTGCTCTGATTTGTAACTTACCTTCTGTAGAAGTATGGGTCCGAAAAGAATACTTAACAGATCATCAGAGCGGTCATGGGGAATATGTAAAGGGTGTATGGATTAGTTGTAAAAGTATTCCTGGAAGAGCATTTTACTTTGAAACTTATCTACCAGAGTATGCTGCAATGTACGACAAATTGCCCATCAGTGCCTTCTTAAATCGCCCGGAAGCGCCCGAACCTGATATGTCGTTACCTAACCTACAATTTTGGAATTGCATGGATTATGGGGTCGTAGCGGTCACTAAGCAGTTCATTGGAAGTATGGATTTTGAGTGTTATACCCGCGATCATGGGATTCAAAAAGGCACTTATGTTTGCACAATAGACAACTATCATCAAGATCCTGATGTAGTAGACTATGCTACAAGTGAAAATCCAGCAGAACATAAGTCACATAATCTAATTGAACTCAATAATGGTCAATATGCACTGTATCCCAACAACAGATTACGCATTTTCGACAACTCATTGACTCCAGAAGAGCCAAAAATGCCTGATTTTAAGGTTTCAACTGTAGAATACAGTGTTGAGAACGGTTTTGATCGACTTGGTATGGGTCGAGAGGACGAATATTTTTGGAAAACGTCAAAAGAACGTAAAAAAGAGGAAGAAAGTGCGGTAGATATGTACAAATCTCAAGAAGGAAGATATCCAGACCCCTAATAAATACGAAAAAAGGAGAAAAATGCTATTTGAAAACGATTTTTTGGATAATTTAGCGGCAAAACAGCATGAAAAGTTGATTCGTGAAATCTTAAACGATGATAAAGACAGTAAAAAGACAAATGTTCGCAAAGAAAGTGAAATTTTCACTGATGAGAGCGAACCAGAGACACTTTATGAGTAAAATAGGTAATAAATAAACATATTATGCTCTAAATAAATGCCGTTAGAATCACGGACATCTAGATATTTTAAAGATCTCAGTTTATCCTTCGTTAAAAACCCTGCAACGGATGATTTAACGACGCTGACGAATGAAAGAGCTATAACTAGGTCTATTCGGAATCTAGTTACAACAATAAGGGGTGAAAGGTTTTTTGAACCCGACATTGGATGTGACGTAAATAGACTTCTATTTGAAAATTATCTTAATGAAAACGCGATAAAAGTTATAGAGACCGAAATTCGCAATACAATATTACGATATGAACCTCGCGTTGATTTAGAACCAGACGCTGTGCAAGTCGATCCCGACGATGAAGGTAATGCTATAGCAATTAAGATAAAGTTCAGCATAGTGGGATTAGAAGCTGAGCAACAAGTATTAGAGTTTGTATTCCAACCCTTAAGATAAATGTCTTTAATAAATTTTTCAAATCTAGATTTTACACAGATCAAAAAATCAATTATTGATCATTTAAAGTCAAACTCAACGTTTACTGACTATGACTTTGAGGGATCTAACTTATCTGTTTTAATTGATACGCTTGCATATAACACATATATCGCTTCATTCAACGCTAACATGGTTAGCAATGAAGTATTCATCGATAGTGCTACTCTAAGAGAGAATGTAGTATCACTAGCAAGAAATATTGGTTATGTACCCCGCCCAAAACGCGCTGCAAGAGCGGCTATTTCATTCATAGTATCATTTGGTGAATTTGAAACTAAACCAGTTACTGTAACATTAAAAAAAGGATTAGTTGCAGTATCTCAATCTAACCCTGGTTCTACTACATCTACTTTTGTAATTACGGATGATTTTACAGTTCCTGTAATAGGTAATACTGCACTATTTGCAGACACTGAAATACTAGAGGGTGTAATTGTAGAAGAATCTCACACATATGATCCCGATGTTAGAGATCCTAGAATTATTCTGAATAATCCGAATGTGGATACTACATCATTAAAGGTAAAGGTAAGAAAATCTTCAACATCTACTGGTGGAGACTCTTTTAAGTTGATCGATAATTTATTTGAAGCAAAGGAAAATGCAAACGTATTTTTCATACAAGAAGTTCAAGATCAAAGATATGAATTAATTTTTGGTGATAATATTTTTGGTAAAGCATTAGAAGCGGGAAATATAGTTGATGTTTCTTATGTAATGAGTAGTGGAGCAGCTGGTAACGGTATAAGAGGTTTTAGTTTTGCCGGCAATATAGTTGATAATGATGGAGCAGTTATTACTGAAGGTATTAGTCCTTTAGAAACCATCGCTCCATCTATTTTTGGTGAAGATATTGAATCTATAGATTCTATTAAAAAGTATTCGACAAAAGTTTATCAAGCACAGAGCAGGGCAGTTACTACTGCGGATTATGAAGCAATAGTTCCAACAATTTATCCTGAGGCTGAGATTGTTTCTGCATATGGTGGAGAAACTTTAGATCCTCCAGAATACGGAAAAGTTTTCATAGCAATCAAACCAAAGTACAGTCAATTCATGACTGATTTGGATAAAAGAAATTTGATAACCAATATAAGAAGTTATGCAGTTACTGGTGTAGATGTCCAAATTGTCGATATGAAGTTTCTGTATATTGAAGTTGAATCTCAAGTTTATTTTGATCCTTCTAAAATTTCTTCAGCCTCAGCTCTTCAAAGTTTAGTTACTGATAATCTAAACAGTTACGCCAAATCTGCAGAAATGACTGGTGTAGGTACTAGATTTAAATACAGTAGAGTTAGTAATCTAATTGATAATACACATCGGTCTGTTGAATCCAACATAACCAATGTTCAGATGAGACGAGATATAGTAACAACTACCAATGCTACTGCTACTTACGAGATTTGTTTTGGAAACCCAATTAGAATTCTTCATGAGCAAAGAAACTATAACATTAGATCTAGTGGATTTACCATCGATGGTATTGAAGGAACAGTATATCTGGGGGATGTTCCTAGTGATGATGCTAACGTAGGAAAGGTATTTGCATTTAGATTAACAGGGAATAATGATACTCAAATTCAAAGGGAAGTTGGAACCATAGATTATATTAAGGGTGAAATTATGCTTTTCAATATTCAGATTGAATCAACAGTTAAAACTTTAAATGGAAGTCCTGTAATTGAAATATCAGCTTCTCCTGAGTCTAATGATGTTATCGGACTTCAAGATTTGTATTTACAACTAGATGTTTCAAAGAGTGATATTAATGCTATCGTAGATAGAATTTCCTCAGGAAGTGATCTGTCGGGCGCTACATATATTAGGAGTTCTAGTTACTTTGACTTCGCGGAGAACCTAATCAGAAATTAATAGAAAATGCACGGAAGTTCAACCAACAAAGTAAGATTAACGTCAGTAGTTCAGAGTCAACTACCCCTTTTTGCACAAGAAAATTATCCATTTCTTGTAGAATTTTTAGAAGAATATTATCGATATCTTGAAAATCCTGGCCAAACTTATGACTTACTAACAAATCCAGACACTTATACTAAACTGGATTTTGTTGCAGATTCTATTGCAACAACAGAACTTACAGAAGATGTTGATACTTTTGATGATACTATAACTGTAACTTCTACTAAAGGTTATCCCTTTGAGAATGGGATGATCAAAATTGATGATGAAATTATATACTATAAAACTAAGACTTCTACGACATTTGAGCAATGTACAAGGGGTTTTAGTGGAGTTACAAACTATGATAATCCCGGAACCACCGATCTATTAAAATTTGAAGAAACAAGTGTTGATGAACACCTTTCAGGTGCATTAGTCAGTAACCTCAATGCTTTATTGTTAGATGAATTTTTTACCAAATTAAAAATTCAATTTGCTCCTGGATTTGAAAATGTTAGCTTTGCTGAAGGTCTCAATCAAAGTATATTCATAAAGCAACTGAAAGATTTTTATAATTCTAAAGGAACTGACGATTCTTTTATTATTCTGTTTAAGGCTCTCTATGGAACTGCTCCAAAAATTGTAAGACCCAGAGAGTTCTTATTTACACCATCAATTGCTGATTATAGAAAAACTATAAATCTTGTTGTTGAAGAAATAGAAGGAAACCCTCTAGAGATTCTTAATAGAGTTTTATATCAAGAGGCAGATGGGGATATTGATACTGCATATGGAACGGTTGTTGGAGTAGAAGAAATTGAAAAAAATGGTAATGAGTACTTTGTTGTTAGTTTAGATTATGGTTATAATAGAGATCTGAATGTTACTGGAACAGTATTTGGAGAGTTTACCATACACTCCCAAACTCAAACTGTAGAGAATATATCTGTTGGTGCTAGTGTAATAACTGTTGACACTACTTTAGGTTTTAGTGAGTCTGGAGAACTTCTTGTTCTTTTCAATGGAGATGAAGATGCTGGTCTTGATGACGAGTATATGGTCGTTAACTATGATGGTGTAAGTGTAAACCAGTTCCTCAATGTAACTGGAGTTACTAGAGGTATTGAAGCTGGTTGGACTATAGGGATGAATTCGTATGTTTATTCATACGATGATGATGGTGAAGAAGTACGGATGCGTGTTTCTGGAGTTTTAGGAGAATTAGTAGAATCTAAAAAAACTGCGTACTCAGAAATTGGTGATTATGCAAAAGTATGGAGAATAGGAAAGAAAACGGATGATTTAAAAGCGTCTGAATGGTTGTTTAACCATGCAATTTCTAACAGAGTTGCTTTTATAAATGATGAAGGAAATAATAACTATGCAATAACAGTTTATGATAAGTGTCGAGTAAATGGTGGAGACATCGTACTTGTAAATTGTGATGTTAGAAATGCAGATGGATCTTTAGAGAGAATTGAAAAAGAATTTGAAGCATCCCCTGGACCTACTCCTGATGATTCTTTTAGAATTCTTAATGATCGAGAAATTGTAGAAGCTTTTTATGTAAAAAGAAAAGTTACAAAAGCTAAGGGCACACAAATAGCAGCTAATGTTCAAAATGTTTATATTGATTTAGAGAATGATGTATACGTTGCAACAAACTCACTTCCAAATTATTTTAATGAAGATCTTCAGTTAAATTATAGAGATGTTATAATTTCTGACCAGGTTTTTGCTAGTACAAAAACTTTCACAGTTAATAATCATGGTCTCTATACTGGAGATTCTGTATTTTATGACGCTTCATTCTCTGAAGAAAATACAGTAAATCTTTCTGGGTATTATTTTGTCCAAAGAGTTGATGAAAATAATTTTAAGTTAGCAAAAAGTTTAAGTAATGTAGAGAATGAAATTTTTATTGAAGCCACTGGTTTTGTAGATTTTGCAAAATTACTTAGAACTGATAATTATGCTTTCAGTAAGCAAACACAAGTTGAACCACAAGTTGCTTTAAGAAAAATATCAAATCAAAAAGAAAGAACCAAAGATACTGAAGCTCTGGCGATTGAATCTAACGAAAGAGTAGGAATATTAAAAAATGGCGTTGAGATTGTTACAAATAGATCTAAAGATTTTTGTTACTATGGAGAAATTTCTGAAGTAACTGTAACTTCTGGTGGAGGCGGTTATGATGTTATAAATCCACCAACATTATTCACTACGGATTCAAACGGATCAGGTTTTGAAGGAGAACTTATAGTTAGAGGAGGTCTCCTAAAGATAAACATCGAAGATCCAGGAATGGACTATCTGAAGTTTGCAGATTCTGTAACAATACGTGGAGGAAATCCAACTAGAATTGCAGAGGCGGCTCCAACATTTGCTCTTAAAGAAAATAAAAGATTTTTTAGATCAGATATTGCAGAAAAAGTTTCTTTAATTAATAATACAATTACTTTTGAAGAAACTCATTCATTTAGAGAAGGTGATCATGTAATTTATTCTGTTGAAGGTGAATCAACAGCCGTCGGTGGGTTAGTAGATACTAATGAATATTTTCTTCATATAGAAAGTTCTACTACAGTCAGTTTGCATAATACTCTGGAAGAGGGTCTTGAGGGGATTAATCCAATAGACATTACTTCTTTGGGTGTTGGTAATCATAGTATAAGAGCTATCGAACAAAGACTTGTTTTAAGTTCTATAGATATTGCAGACCAAGGAGAGGGTTACAATAATAATAAAGTAATTGTTACATCTTCTGGTATTAATACCGCCAACTATACAATAACAAAACCAAATCATTTATTCAAAGATAATGATGAAGTTTTATATGAGCACACTGGAGATGCAATTAGTGGTCTTGCTAGTACAATTACTTACTTAGTAACAAATAGTACTGAAGATACTTTTTCTTTATATGAAAAAAATGAAGATGAAAATCTTGGAAATGCTTATGTTAATAGTAATAAATTAGTAGAAATTGCATCTGCACCAGATGGTTATCATACATTTAAAGCAACTCCAATAACTGTTGAAATTGCAGGAACACTTGGAGTATCTACTTTTGTAACTGAAACTAGTAAAATCAAATTGAATCCTCTTTTTAGAGGAGAAGTTATAAAGGTAGAAATCAAAGAGGGTGGATCAAATTATGGATCTGAAGATATTTTAAATTTCAAAAAACAACCTAGATACGATTTATTATCTGGAAGTGGGGCAATTTTACAACCCGTTATTTTTGATGGACAATTAGAAGATGTTATTATTCTTGCTGGAGGAAAAGACTTTAATGCAGCACCAGAAATTACATTATTTGAAAATGATCCAGAATTAGAAACTTCACAAACTGTTTTAACTCCTATAGTAAGTAATGGTGCAATTAGTGATGTAAAAATAATAGAAAAGGGAAATTCTTATAGTCAGACTCCAAAATTTTACATAGAGACACCAGGAGAAGGATGTGAACTCGAATTTCAAATAAAATCATGGAATGTTGATCAGGTAGAAAGACTTATAAGAGAAAAATCAATTACATCTGATGATAGTTATCTTGTGCCGAGTTTGGATAGAGAACTTGGTATGCAATATACTCACATGTATGCTCCAAGAAAATTAAGAGCAAACTTGTTCTCAGAGAAATTTGAAGAAGGTGTGATTAAATATAGAACTGATCTTGAAAATGATGACTCGGAAAATACAGCAAAATATCATTCTCCATTAATGGGATGGGCTTATGATGGTTCTCCAATTTATGGTCCGTATGGATATTCCTCTGCTAATGGTGGAACAATTAAACAGTTAGTTTCTGGATATGAAAGAGTAGATATTGGCGGTAGACCCAATTTTCCATTAGGATTCTTTAATGAAGATAATACTTTTACTGGAAAAGGTGATTTAGATGAAAATAATGGAAGATTCTGTATAACACCAGAATATCCTAAAGGTGTATACGCATATTTTATGACCGTTTCTGAGGAAGTTCAAGCAACTGGCGATTTTTCTCAGAATAAATTACCACAATATCCATATTGTGTTGGAAAAACTCTGAGGTTTTCACCAATTTTATTTAATTACAGTGAAAATAAAGAAACTAATCAGGTTGAATTTGATTTTGAGGGATGCAGAAGAAATACTACACCATATAACTTAAAAGAGTGGTATAGTGGATATGATTATCTAATTCAACCAGATCAATTTGATGCTCATTATTCTAAAGTCACTAACCTTTCTAAGGGAAGAATTGATGATATTGAAATTTTAGATAGAGGCGATGGATATAGTGTAAATGACTTTGTTAGTTTCGACAATGTTGGAACTGGAGGAACGGGTGCTGCAGCTATTGTATCCGAGGTTGAAGGAAAATCTGTAACATCAATAGCTTTATCTGAAACTTATTTAAAAGCAAAAGCATTCCAGGCATCAGATAGTCTTAATATTAATTGTGGTCAAGAACACGGATTACTTGATAGGGACTTGGTAACAATTGTTGGTTTATCTACGGCAAATAATATTCAAATCGATACTATTTCCCCAATAACAATACCTCTCATTTCATGTATCCTTAATAAAGATATTGGTGGATCTACAGATACTGGTATTACTACTTACATACCAGTAAAAACAGAATCTCTGAATAAGATTCGAGAAAATGATATTATTCAGATTGATGATGAGAAAATGAAAGTTCTCAATGTTAATCTTCGTCAATCATTTTTAAGAGTACTAAGAGAACATGATGGAACTGTTGGAGTAGCACACTCTTTAGAAACTTCAATAAAGCATATACCTACAAGATTTCAGATTAATCTCAATACAGAGAGTGGTAAAATAGCTAAAGAAGATAGAGAATTATATTTTGATCCATCATTGGCAGTTGGCATAGGAACAACTTCTGGGATAGGTATAAAGACAGATGTGTATGTACACATACCTGGTAATCGCTCATTCTTCCCTGGAGGACCTCAATCATATAGAAAAGTCTCCATTGATACAAGATCAATTTTTATTCCTGGTCATGGATTGACGATGGGAGAGAAAATTATATACAATTCAAACACCGGAGATAATCTTTCAATATCAACCAATGGTATCGGAGTTACTACTTTAGCAGATGAAACTGAACTTTTTGCTGTTGTATTCAGTAGAAATACTATAGGAATATCAACTGTTCAACTTGCTATTGGAACAGAGTTTTATAGAAAACCTGGTCAACCAATCTCATTCGTTGGTGTTGGAACTGATGTAAACGCAGAACCTTTCTATTTTGTTGGTGTTGGTACTGGTAAACATCATAGTTTTAGAACAAAAAGAGATCATGCTTTTGTTGAAGTTTCAAGAACTACATGTACTGTTTCTACTGGAGAAACTCATGGATTAAAAGTAGAAGATCGATTCAGAACAAATATTCTCCCTGGAGGAAGAGAAGAATATAGTGTCTATTATAATGATGTAACAAATAGAATTCTTATTGATCAAAAAACATTTATATCCAGTGATGTAGATGTAGATAATAATCAAATACATTCAGTTGATCATGGATATCGTGATGGCGATAAGGTAATAGTAATTGCTTCAGAAGCTGGTGGACTAGAGAATAATAGAATTTATTATACTAATTACATTACTAGAGATATATTCTCTTTAGCATCTTCATATGAAAATGCTGTAGGTGAAGAAACTATAACTCATAATATAACATCTGCTGGATCCTTTAGATTGAGATTAGTGAATCCAGAAATTAGATCTATTAGAAATAATAGTCTAAGATTTAATTTGGGAGATCCTTCTCTATCTTATATTGATGGAACTACTTCAAAATCAGCATTTGATTTTAAAGTATTTTACGATAGCGATTATAAGAGAGAATACTTAGTAGATAGAGATGGTAATTTTGTTATTACTTCATCAGGAAGGATCGGATTAGATTCTGACGCATATGTAGAAATTTTAGTTAATGAACTTACTCCAGAACAATTATTCTATAAATTAGTTCCTAAAAAAGATCTTGGATTGACTCAGAGTAAAAAAGATTTAATTATTGATGACTATAAAGTTTCTGATCCTACAAAAATTTCATTTTTAAATAGTCCTATTAATGGAAATCATATAGTTGTTTCTGCAGCAACATCTTCTTTTGTCTTTGATACGCCGAGCAGAATCATTGGTGTCACTTCATTTACACCATCAAATAGTACTTTAGAATATATTACAAATTCTCCTACTGCAACTGGTCCAATATTTGATATTTTAGTAAGAAATCCAGGAAATAATTATAATACAGTTGTTGGAGTAACAACTGTCGTAAGTCAGAGTGGTGGAACAGGAGCAAAAATTAGACCAGAAAGTGATTCTATTGGTGCTGAAAAAACTTTTATAACCGAAGATGTTGGTTGGGATTATCCAACAGACCCAACTTTAAGTCCAACAGCTAAACTCCCAGATGTATTAATTGTTGACCAAAAACTTTCTTTTGATAAGATAACGAGATTAACTGCAGGATTGAACTACAATGTAGCTCCAGATCTTGTCGTAAGAGATAGTACAACTAGGAAAGTTTTAACTGAATTACTTTTAAATTATAATCTTGATGGGGATATTACAATCATTAAGAATACAAGTGATTTATCTAACGATACTCCTATCTTTATACCTACTAATAATTCTAATGGTTACAGTATAGAAAGTCTTACTATTAACGATAGCACTAAGATTGCAACCTTAACATTCAAGACTCAATTTAGTACTGGAACTACTTTCCCATTTGAAGTTGGCAAGAATGTTCTAATTGAAGGTTGTGCATCAAAAACTACCGGTAGTTCTGGTAGAACTTTTAATAGTGCTGATTTTGATTATGATTTATTTGAAATTACTGAAATTGATCCAAACTTTGGGGGATCAAACGCTACTATCAAATTCGATATGTCCAAGTCTGTAGGATCTGCAGAAACTCTTGGAGAGTATGATGATATTAGTGCTACGGGAATTGTTGTTCCGGAAATTTATTTCCCAACTTTTGCAGTAACAACGAAAAGGATTCCATATATTCCTGGAGAAATAGTTACAGGAAGAACAAGTGGGGCTCAGGCAGAAGTTCAAAAATATAATGAGCAAGCAGAAATCTTGAAAATATTTGGAGAGGAATACTTTGAACTGAATGAAGAAATTATAGGAGATAAAAGTGGAACAGTTTCTAGAATTGACGATATTTATCTTTCTGATTTATATTATAAGATTGAATCCTCAGCTGAGATCATAAAAGGTTACAAAGATGGTCATAGTTTCTTAAATTCAAATGATTATAAGATTCAAGATAGTTTCTACTGGCAAAGATTCTCATACGCAATTGAAAGTACAGTAACTGAAAATATTTGGGAAGAAGAAGTTGAAAGACTTAATCATCTCGTTGGATGGAAGAGATTTAGTAACTATAAATTAGAGTCTAGAGATCTTTCGTTCACTGGAATTTCCACATCTCAAGATGGAGGAGATTTTGTTTCTATCGCAGACTTCTCAAGAGTAGTTAACACAAATTGTGTATTCGACTTTGATATTACTGTTGATGAAACTCTTATCATTGGTAATAAGAGATTCTCTACTGGTATGGTATTCAATAGTAGAGAATTGCAAGACTTTAACAAGTCTGTTGGTAATAGAGTTCTTGTTATTGATGATATCAGCGATGATTTCAATAGTGATCCAAGAGGAGATCAATTTAGCGTAATCGATACTTTCAAAGTAACCGAATCTAGAGCTAGAAAATATTTAATATTTGCTAGGGACAGTAGATTCACAAATCAGAGACAATTATATGTTGTAACAGCGATTCATAATGATACTGAGTTCTTTATGAATCAATATGGACGTGTAGAGACTGTTTATGAATTAGGATCTTTTGATATTGCGCTATTTGAAGATGAAGCACAATTAAGATTCTATCCAGAAAAATATGAAGTCAATGACTATGATTTAAGTTTCATCACTCACAGTATTTCCGATTTCACTTCAGGAATTGGAACCACTGCATTTGGTAATGTTGTTGATATTAAAGTGGAAAATAGCACCGTTTCTTCTGGTGCTACTACCACGATTGCAACAATTCCTACAGATTATAGATCTTCTAAACTACTTGTTCAAATTGAAGAAGGTGGTGGTGTATATGAATTCGATGAGATCAGCCTAGTTCATGATGGATCAGAAGTAACATTCCAGGATTATGGTCAGTTAACTACAGATACTTTAAACGAGTACTCTACCGATGGTATTGGAACATATCATGCCTATATTGATGGATCTAACGTAAAAGTTGATTTAATTCCGGATGATTCTGCAATAGCTGCTGAAGTTAATTCTTTACGAATATCTCTTGCATCTGAACCATCTGGATTTACTACTGAAGGAAGTACAGAATTCACTACTGCTATTGTAGAATCTAATTATACATCAATTGATGCAGTAGATAGCACAAGTGGTAGTGTAATTTCTTCACATTTCAATGGAATAACAGGTGTTGACGATTACAGTAGTGGTTACTACATCGTTAGCGTTGACGACACTACTAACAGTAAGTATCAACTGTCCGAGTTAGTAACTGTTTCATCTTCTACAACCGCATATTATTCAGAATACGGTCAAATATTCAGTGATGATGAAGTTGGTATAGTTACTGCAGGTGTTGCGGGAACAGTTACATCAATTTACTTTACTGCAAATAATGCGATTGACTGTGAAGTGAGAGTTTATGCTCAACATCTTGGAATTAGAGATGAAAGAGTATCTAACGCTCAAATTGATATGACCAATGCTGATATTCTGACTGGAAATGCAGATTATCAAGGAACTTTAAACGCAGTCATTAAAGACTTTGAATTGTTCCACAAAGGAAATCCAATTTTCCAGAAAAAATTCGATGGATCTAATGTTGCTATTACTAGTATCAGTGAAGATACTTTTGAGTTACCTCAGCACTTCTTCGTAACAGGAGAAGAAGTTGCATATTCTTACGATGCATTAAGTGAACCAGTTGGAATAGCCTATACCGATATTCCTGGAATTGGAGTAACCAATAAATTACCTCCCACATTATTCATCATTAAACAAGATGAACTTCTTGTTAAGGTGGCGGCTAGTGCTACAGACGCTTTAGCACTAACACCAAAACCATTGAATATAATTGATGTTGGTATTGGATCTGCTCATTACTTTACATCAAAGAATCAGAATCCTAAGACTCTGATTACTATTGATAATATGATTCAATCTCCTATCGTTGCTACTGCAACTACAACTGGAGCTGGTAATACCTTTACAACTGTTCAAGATATTCTTACTCTAACTGAGCAACCAGAAAGATTCTTTAGTGGAGATTTCCTCAAAATTGATGATGAAATTGTGAGAGTATCTATTGTTGGATATGGTGGTTCTGATAATGATGTGTACGTTCAGAGAGCACTTCTTGGTACAAAACTTGCAGATCATGCACAATTCGCAGAAATTACTAAAATTATCGGTAATTACAATATTGTTGAAAATACTATCAGTTTTGCCGACGCTCCATACGGAAAAACACCAGTAGGATCTCCAGATAATCGTCCAGATCAAAGAGATTTTACTGGAATTACGACTTTCTCTAGATTTAGTGGAAGATCATTTATGAGAAATGGTGCGGTTGATTCTACAAATGATCCATATTATAAGAACTACATCTTTGATGGTATTGAAGATCAATTTACTGGAATTAAGAGTTCTTTTGAATTGAAAGTTGGTGGAGAAAGTGTTGATGGAGTAGCAGCAAGTAATGCTATTATTACTGTAAATGATTTATTCCAATCACCAAAAGTAGATCAATCTAATGTTGATATTGCTGGAAACTATACTTTAGAAGAAGATGGTGGAACAACAAATATCATCTTTGATGAGTCAGAGTATACCAGAGAAGATGATATTGTTATTAAAGGTTTACCAGTTGGTGGAAGAATCGTTTCTGTTGGATCTACAAAGGGATTTGGTTATCAGTCTCTAGTATCTGCCGCTGGAACCGCTACAGTTTCTTCTGCAGGAACTATTAGTGCTATCAACGTTTCTAACGCAGGTGGTGGATACAGAACTGGTATTCAGACCAACATCGAAGTTTATATTCGTGAAGAAACTGTAGAATCCTCCAATAAAGTTGCAATAGGAACTGCGCTTGTTACTAGAGGAAGAGTTACTGGAGTAGCTGTTACAAATTCTCAAGTATTCTACGCTCCTAGAGACATTTCTAATGTTGGTTATACTTCAATCACAGGTTTAACAACTGTTACAACATCTACCGCACATGGATTGTCTGTTGGTAACGAAGTTGTACTATCTGGAATCGCAATGACTTGCGATTATGCAGAACCATTAACTGTAACAAATGCCGAATATGATAACGTAACAGGAATTATGACTGTTACAACTTCTGTTGGCCATGGTTATAGTACATTCGGTAAACTCAGTGAAGTCATTTTAACAGGTCTTGCATTTACCTGTGCATATGATGGTGGAGTAGGAATTCTTACACATCCTAGAACAACAGATCCTTCTTATAATGGTACTGGAGTTATTTCTGTTAATAGTGCAACAGAATTTGAAGTAAATGTTGGTGTTACAACTACTCAGAATTTCTACACTAGTGGTGGAACAGTTCAGGGTATAATTATTGCACCAAGACGTAGAAATAATTCTGATAGTCAAATCGATCCCGCTGCTGAGTATGTGAGTGTACGTGCAGTTAATAGTGATACAGAATTTGAAGTTAATACTGGTATTTCTACACTTGATCACTTCTATGCTAGAGGTGGTAAGGTTGAAAAATACCTGACTGTTGATTTTGACGATCCCCTCCCATACGATAATCTTGCTACATCATACTCCACAACTTCTGTAGGAGATACTGGAGGAAGAGCTGCGAAAGTTAGTGTTGTAGTTGGAGAAGGATCTAGTGTAACCGACTTTGATATTACAAATGTTGGATATGGATATGCAATTAACAATGTACTAACAGTTTCTGTTGGCGGAACAGATGGAATTCCTTATATGTATCATGGAAGATTTGCCGATGCTGGTAATCTTCTTGCAAATAACAGACAGTTCCTTATAAAAGAAGCTGTTGGATATGCAACTGCTACATATCCCTCTCTACTTTCTAACCCAGATTATGATGAAACTAAGTGCGAAAGAGACACAGGTTTCATTGTTGATGCATTAGCAAATGACCTTTTCTTTGGAGGAAACTTTAATTCAGTTGCAGCAGGTAACAAGTATTGGAATGGTCCTCTAAATTATGTGACTGGAGAAACAACAGAAACTATTGCAACCTATGATTACCTTGCTGGTATCTCAACATACGTTATAAACAACCAAACTCTACCCACATCATATCAGGGTATTGCAGTTTCTGTTACTCAGTTTAAAGATACAACTATTGATTATGATGATGATTGTAGTCCTTCTTATAGTGTAGACTGTTGTGCAGATGTCGCATCTTCGATTTACAATCTTGTTGGAATTGTTACAACAATTATTGGTGACGGTGCAGCATATGCTCCAGTAGTTCAGTCTCCTTCTGCTAAACCAACACTTACCCTACCAACAACGTTAGACTTTGAGGAATTCAACTTCTATATCACTCAGACTCAAACTGATCAATTTACTGGATGGACAATTGGAGACCTCCAAGTCGTTGATGATATCAGTTCTCAGTTTAATGGAGATGCAACCAGATTTGCTATTAAATTTGATGGTATTAGAACATCTATTAAAGCTGCTAAAGGATCTCTGATTGATGTTCAGGCAACACTCCTTGTCTTCATTAATGATGTTCTTCAGGTTCCTGGAGAAGCATATGTATTCCCAGGTGGTAGTACACTTCGATTTACTGAAGCTCCTAAGTTGGGAGATACTTGCAAAATTATTTTCTATAGAGGAACTGGAGATATTGACGTTGAATTTGTAGATATTCTTGAAACTGTTTCTCCTGGCGATCTTCTCACAATTGGTGGAGACGACATTGATCTAAGACAAACAGATAGATCTGTTAAAGCAGTTACTTCTACTGACTCTGTTGATACTTATCTTTATGGTGGTGTTGGAATCAGTAATGATCCATTTATCGAAAGACCAGTTAACTGGTGTCGAGCAACTACTGACCTTATTATTGACGGTGAAGAAATTAACAAAGCAAGAGATATCTATGAAGCAGCAATTCTTCCTTTAACTAATATCATTTATGATGTTGGATCTGCAAGCACTCAAATTTGGATTGAAGGTGCAAAAACCTTCTTTGATAATGTAAAAGAGAATCCAGGATTAAATTATGTAAATACTGTTGATATTATTGACCAAGACGAAACTAATGAAGCAATCGCTACTGCTTCGGTAACTGCTGGAATTGTTACTCAAATATCTCTAACCAATACAGGAGACGGATATTTCAAAATTCCTACAGTTTCTATTGGAGCTCCAAAAGACGATGGTGGAACTCAGGCAGAGGCTACTGCCGCTATTGCATCTGGTAAGATAACAACCATTAACATTTCTGTTGGTGGAACTGGATATGATGATAACAACCCACCACCAGTCCTTATTACACCTCCAACTCCAAAATCAGAAACAGTATTCAGAGTTGACTTTGCAGGAGATTTTGGTGAAGTTATTGGAGTCGGAACAACAACAATTGGAGCAGGATCTTCTCAAGGTCTTGTATTTGAATTTGCTATTCCAGAAAACTCACCTCTCAAAGATGAAACAATTGTTGGTACTGGAAATACGATTGATTACAGTGGAATTGGAACTGGCGACTTCTTTACTATAAGAGATTCCACGGTTGGAAATGCAACAACAGTTGGATATGGTGTTACTTCAATTGAAGTAGATGGAGTCAACTTGGTTGAAGGAAATCAATTCATTGATAACGTATATCAAGTTCATGATATTATTCCTGGAACTCCAATTTCTATATTCAGCGATGACTTTATTGCAAGTTTAACAAGGCTTGGTTCTTATTCTGTTGGATTTGGAGTTTCTACTACAGTTGCCGATAGTGCAACACTGATTATTGAAGATAATACTAAGGTTGTTACTGTTGTTGAAGATTATTCTCAACTTGGACTTTCTTCATTCCTCTCTAGACAAACGTTTGCAAACTTCTCTTGGGGAAGACTAGATAATATCGTAAGACCCTTCCCAGAGTCTTATGATATCAAGAGAGACAATGGTATTATTGGTATTGAAACATCACCTATCTTGAGAAGAAAGAATCCATTAAAAGCCTCCAATTATCTTTCATAAATAACTAGAAAAGTTTTGTATTTAAATGTCTGCAATCATAACTGATCAAATTAGAATTTTGAATACGCAAAATTTTCTAGATCTTGCAGAAGATACGGAAAATAATGTATTCTATGCATTTATAGGACTTCCTAATCCCACGGATGTTGTTAGCAACTGGGACTCATCTCCTCCTGCCCCAAAAGACTCTTTTGAGCAGGAGTTTGATTATTACGACACTATGGTTGCAATGAAGAAAATATCTGCTGTAGATATTCGTCAAGTGATTAGAAAAATTACTTGGAGTTCTGGTACTACTTACGATATGTATCGCCATGATATTAGCAGAACAAACTTAGCTAAACCATCAAACGCTACAAGTCTCTATTCATCAAACTTTTATGTTATGAATAGTGACTTTAGAGTTTACATTTGTCTACAAAATGGTTCTGATCCAGAAAATCCTGACGGAAGACCATCTCTCGACGAACCTTTATTTACAGATTTAGAACCACAAATTCCTGGAGATAGTGGAGATGGATATGTATGGAAATATCTCTACACTATTAAACCATCAGATATTGTAAAGTTTGACTCTGTTAATTTTATCCCTGTCCCAAAGGATTGGGAAACAGATTCATCTTTTGATTCTATTAGAGATAATGCTACAACAAGTGGTCAGATAAAAATTGTAAAAATAACAAATAGAGGTGCTGGATTAGGAACTGGTGGAGTAACTTACTCAAATATTCCAATTAGTGGTGATGGAGAAGATGCAGAATGTACTATTGTTGTAAATAACGACTCTAAAGTAGATAGTATCACTGTATCTGATGGAGGAGAAGGTTATACTCACGGAAGAGTTGATCTTTCAAACTCTTCTCTTCTTTCTGGAACAACTGTACCAGAATTTGAAGTTATTATTCCTCCTCCAGGAGGCCATGGATCTAACATTTATAAAGAAATGGGAGCGACTAATGTTTTGATGTATACCCGCATCGAAAATGATTCTGATAATCCAGACTTTATTGTCGGAAATCAAATTGCTAGAGTGGGTATTGTTCATAATCCAACTAAACCTGGTTCTAATGAATTATTAACAGATGATAAAGTTAGTGCCGTTTATGCACTAAAACTTACTGGTATTGGATATAGTTCTGCATCTTTTGTTTTTGATAGTGAAATAACTCAAGAAGTTGGAGTAGGAACTACTGCGGTAGGTAGAGTAGTTTCTTATGATGAGACCACCGGTGTTCTTAAGTACTGGCAGGATAAAGCACAAGTTGGGTTTAATACTGATGGATCTCAAAGGACTCCAGAATATGGATATGTTCAGACTAGGTTTACTTCAGATACTGATGATGGTGGAACATTGGCTATCAGTGGAGGATCTGTTGAACTCCAGATTGATGCAAACTTCAGCGGTATAACTACCTCTATAAATAATACTACATATAACCTGGGTCAAAACTTTACCAATGGTGTTGCACCTCCAGAAGTAAAGAAATATTCAGGAGACATTATATATGTCGATAACAGACCGGCGATCACAAGATCAAAGAGTCAAAAAGAAGATATTAAGGTCATTTTGCAATTCTAAGAAATCATGCCACAGGAACTAAATCTTAACGTTTCTCCTTACTATGACGATTTTGATCGCGATAACGACTATTATCGCGTTCTATTCAAGCCAGGTTATCCTGTTCAGGCAAGAGAACTTACGACTATGCAGTCTATGCTGCAGAGTCAGTTAGAAAAGTTCAGCGACCACTTTTTTAAAGAAGGTAAAGCAATAACTGGTGGCGAAATTCAATATTATGAAAAATATCCGTGTGTTATGGTTGACGATTCCTTTAATGGAAAGTCAATCTTAGAATATGCTGCTGATATAATAGATGAAATTATTGTTGGTGAACAATCTGGAGTTAGAGCAAGAGTAGATTCATATCTTCCAGGATCTAGTTCTGAAAGGGGATTTGATACTTATTATGTTAGTTACTTAAGTTCTGATGCATCGTCTTCTCAGTTTACTGGATTTATTCCTGGAGAAAATCTATTACTAGAAGATGGAATTCAGACTACAAATAATTTGGCAGATGAGGAAGAAGATGACGATCCAGATGCTGCAATTCAAGAGAATTTAGAAAATTTAGTTGTATTCGGAGCAGGAGCTCCATTTGCAAGATGTATTGAAGAAAGTCCAAATGAAGTTGGATCTGCTGTTCATCTTAATGAAGGTGTTTACTACATTAGAGGACATTATGTAGAAGCAGAAGAAAAAACTTTACTGTTAGATCAATATGATGATCAACCATCTTATCGAGTTGGTTTTATTGTTACTGAGGAAATTGCAACTCATTTAGAAGATGAGGCTCTTCTCGATAACGCGCAAGGATTTTCAAACTTTACAGCACCAGGTGCTGATCGATTACAAATTGAAATTGACCTTGTAAAAATTGATCTAGATGAAGATGAAGATGTAGAAAACTTTATCGAATTGATGACAGTCCAGAATGGACAGGTCGTTAATAATAACAGAAGTAAAGAATGGACAGAAAACGCTAAGTATGTTGCAGAGAGAGTTGATGATATTGCTGGAGACTTCTATGTAGAACAACCTGAAGTAGAAGTTTTAGAAGCTCTAAATGATAAAGAGGGTAATGATGGTCTGTATAATCCCGGAGAACTTACTTTACAGGGATCAGAACCTACAGATGATATGGGAATCTATAAGATTTCCCCATTTAAAGCTTATGTTAATGGTTTCCAAATTGAAATGAATTCTCCAACATATTTGGAGTTTGATAAACCAAGAGAAACTAAAGAATTTTTAGATCAACAATTAGCATACAGCTCTGGTCCTACACTAGCAATAAACAGAGTATATGGATATCCTACTTTAGGTATTCAAACTACTTTCTATGTTACTCTTAGAGATACAAGAGTGGGATCTGCTCAATCAATAGCCGCTGGTAAAGAAATTGGTGTTGCTAGAGTATACGACTATGAATTAGAAGATGGAACATATGATCGCACCAATTTAGATGTAAATACTTGGGATCTTACATTATATGATGTTAGACCTTATGTTGAATTTGAATTAAATGAACCAGTAACATTAACAACTCCTATTCATATTAGAGGAAAATCTACTGGATCAACAGCACACTTAAGATTTGATGTTAACAATTCAGGTATCGCTACCGCTTATGATGTAAGAGGTAGATTTAACGTAGGTGAAAAATTAATTTTTAATGGAGTAGAAGAAAATACAAGAGTTGTAAAAGACGCAACTGAATTTGGAATCGATAAAGTAAGATCCGTTCATGCTGAAAATGCTAATGGAACCTACTTTAGTGCAGATACAGTACTTGACGCTTCTGAGGAAATTCCAGAACCAGGTTTAAATGTAAATATAACTGCCGCAGATGGTGGTATTTCAACTGTAAGTGTTGCAAACTTTAATTTAGATAAAGTATTTGATGTTGGCGATCTTGTATCATATACAAATAACTTAGATCCAGAAATTGTAACTTACAATAGAGTTACGCAGGTAGCTGCAACTAATATGAGAATTGAGGCAATTACCTCAGTTACAGGTATTTGTGCAGGTGGTCTTCCAACTTCTACAATACAATCTACAGATTTCCAAAAAATTGAAGCAGAAATTGAAACTTCTGATGATAATACTCTTTATACGGAGTTTCCAAAGGACGTTGTTGCAAATGTAGATCTTGAAGATTCTACCATTGTCGTTAGAAAAACATATGACGTAACGATTACTGGTAATCAAACAAATGCTATACAATCTGGAACTGATTTTACCTTTCTTCCATTTACTGCAGGAAGATATATTCTAACAAGAGATGATGGATCTCTTGAAGAATTAACTTCAGACAAGTTTAGTTTCAATGGATCATCTACACAACTGACCATAAAAGGTCTTGGATCTGATACTACAGGTGTTCTTGTTGCAACTTGCAATAAGACTAATAACTCATCTAAAGTAAAGATAAGAAATAGAATTGGATCTCTTATCATTGATAAATCAAAACTTGTTCAGTCTGGTGTTGGTGGAACAACATTAAATGATGGATTAACATATGGAAATTATCCATATGGTACTAGGGTGCAGGATAGAGAAATCTCTCTAATGAGACCAGATGTTATCGAGATTTTAGGAATCTTTGAATCCGACAACACTGCGGAACCAGATGTTAAGAGAATGGAATTCTCCGAATTCTCTGGTCCAACCCAGTCTACGGATGACATAATCATTGGAGAAAGATTTGAGGGTGCAACTAGCGAAGCTATCGGTATTGTAGTTGAAAAAATCAATGATACTACAATTGGTTTTATTCCAGCAAACGATGATTCATTTGATGAAGCTAATGAGACAATTACATTTAAAGAATCTGGAATAACTTGCAAATTTGTAAAAGAATTTGGATCTGATTTAAATATCACAAGTAAATTCGACCTAGCAGATGGTTTTGAAGATACGATTTATGACTACGCTAGAATTGTAAGAAATAAAGAAGCTAAAGAACCTAAGAGAAAATTAAAAATCATATACGAATACTGCACATATGATGATGCAGATACTGGAGATATTACAACAGTAAATTCGTATTCTAATTTTGATTATAAAGATATTCCAGAGACCGGTGATCTCCCTCACGCTGATATTATTGATATCAGACCAAGAGTTGACTTCTATAATGTTGTAGAGGGTGCTAGATCTCCATTTGAATTCTTTGGTAGAAAATTTGATGGAGATGGAAACTCTGCGGACCACATCTTAGCTTCTGACGAAACTATTACACTTGATTATTCAATTTATCTGGGAAGAGTTGATAAGATTTTCTTAGATGAAGCTGGTGTATTCCATAATGTTGAAGGTCCTGCTGCAGAGGATCCTGGACCTCCCACAGCAAAAGAAGATTCTATTGAAGTTGCTCAGATTATTCTCCCACCATATCTTGAAGATATGGAAGATGTTAGTATTGAATTAGCGGATCACAAACGCTATACGATGGATGATATTGGAGATCTTGAGGACCGTATCAAGCATCTTGAATATTATACATCACTTAATCTTCTTGAGCAGAGCACTGCTAACATGAAGGTAACTGATGGTAATGGTCTTGATAGATATAAATCTGGTTTCTTTGTTGATGATTTTTCTGACGCAGAAAACCAATTAAAAGTAACCAATCTCAAAAACTCTGTAGATACCGAAGAAGGAGAACTTAGAGCAGCCCCTTATACCACTCAAATTGACCTAGAATTAGGTACGTTTAGTGCTTTAGGTATCGGAACTGATGTTGTTGATTCCGTTAGTGTTGATGCTGAATTTGATGATAATCTTATTGGTGAAAATATTAGACAAACTGGTAGAGTTATTACTCTTGATTATGATGAACAGATTGAAATTCATCAACCATATGCATCTCAGAGTGTTCCGGTCAATACTATTGTTGATATATTCTATGAAGGTGAACTAGAACTTCAACCAGATTCTGATGCTTGGGTGCGTCAAAACTTGGGTGGAAGAAGAGTACGTGATGGAAGAGGTAAGTATTGGTTTACTAAGAGACAGTGGAGAAAAATGAGATGGCATCCCAACTGGGGTTGGGGTGGTGTTATCTGGAGAGATTGGAGACATCATTGGAGAGGATCTCTTCCTAAAGGTGGTCAACGTCGTGGTGGTGAATATAGTGGACGTACTCCTTGCCGTAGAAAGAGACGGAGAAGAAGAAGAATTAGAGCGGTTGGAGGAAGATTCAGACGGAAACGTAGACTGAAGATTAATAGAAGGAAAAAGCATAGATTTAAGAAGAAGAGATCTGGTCCTAGAAGAAAGGGCTGGGGCAAGAGAACTATAAGACGTAGATTCTGGGCAAGGAGAGTCCGAGTTGGTAGACGCTTCGTAGCTGTTGCTATTCGTAAGTGGATGCGAATGAGGAACATCCAATTCAAAGCAAGGAAAATGAAACCCAATACTAGGGTATGGCCTTTCTTTGATGGCGTTCCAGTAATGAAGACTGTTACTCCCAAACTCATCGAAGTTAAGATGATTAGGGGAACGTTCCAGGTTGGTGAGCGTGTAACAAGTGCAAGAAGAAGACGCCGCCGTAGAAGAGGAATTATCGCAGTCAAAGTAAGAAAGAGAAGAATCAGAGTTAGAGCTGTTAGAGGATGGCGTTGGGCAATGAGATTCTCTGGACGTGTTTGTCCTATCAATCACAAAGAGGGTCCGTTTACAAATCCACTAAAAGTATATGAGCAAAACCCATATACAAGAACAGCGATGCCTACAAGTTATGCATCTAATTCTACAATTCTGAATATCGATACTTTCATTATGTCTCTCAAACAGAGAGGTAGATATTGGGGATTTATCAATAGAAAAATGCGTCTAAAAGGACGTAGAAGTAAAGCAGTCTGTAGAGTTGTTCGTAAGAGACTCGTTACAGACACTCAGGGCACTGTCGCAGGTTCATTCTTCCTTCCTGCAGCAGATGGCGTGAGAAAGAGAAAGTTTGGTTATGCGTTTAGTGCTGGTAGAAAGACCTTTAGATTAGTTGATTCCCCAACTAACTCTGAGGATCAAAAAGAAATCAGCACAATGGCTGAGGATGAATTCACATGTGCAGGTACTGGTATTAGAAGAAAGTGGTGGATTAGAAGATGGAAGGTTAGAAGACCACGTAGATGCACTAGAAGACCTAATGCACAGGTCGGAAGACCAAGAGTTCTTAGAAGATGTAGAAAGGATAGAAAGAACCCAATTGTACCAGATCCGAGCGATCCAGATCCACAACCACCAAGACCAGATCCACCAAGGCCATGTCCAGATCCAAATGCATTAATTTTAATGCATGATGGTTCTCAGAAGAGAGCAGGAGATCTGGTAGTCGGTGATATGGTCAAAACATATCATGAAGAAACTTTTGAATATGGTGATTATCCAGTTATTCATGCTTCTATTGTAGAAGATGTTGAAAAACTGAAGTTAATCTTCAGTGAAAGTGAAATAACTTGTTCAATTTACCACAAGTTCCGTGTTGGCGATTCTTGGAAAGAAGCCAAAGATATGGAAATTGGTGATGAAGTTTCTGGACAAACATTGAATGAGATTGAAACTGTTGAAAATGGACAAGTTGTTCATATCACAGTTGAAGACGCTCATACTTATATTTCTGAAGGTTTACTTTCTCACAACAAGAGACCACCCCGTCCAGATCCACCACCAGAAGATGGTCCTAAAATAGAAGAGGAAGATAACCCCACACCTCCCCCTTGCAGACGCAAAGGAAAAGGTAAGAGACGTTGTGGTCGGAGTCCGAGTCCGAGACCAAGACCAAGACCAAGACCTGGTGATGAAGAAGAAGAAAAAGGTGAGTCAGACGGAGCTAGACGCCGCCGTAGAAGAGGAAGACCTAGAGTTAAAACTGCTAAGGTCAAGTACGTCTTCGATAAGAAAGGAAGAGCACTTCCTATTTGGTATGTTCCATACACCGTTAAAAAGGGTAAGAACAAAGGTAAGACAAAGTATCTTAACTTCAACAAGATTAAGAAACTTGGCGGTAAGAAGGAAGCTAAAAAAGCTTTCAGAGAATACGGTTATCCATTACCTCCCAAAAATTATCCAGGTAGAGGAAAACCATCTAGACCAACTGGAGGCAAGAACAAATCAACTACGATTGCGATTAAGCAGAACCGTAGAGGTGTGATGAAGGTTATTGATACCTCTAAGAAGGCAAGGACACTTGCTAAGAAGGGTATCAAGAGTAGAGTTCTTGATAGAATCAAACCAGGTGATAAGGATTATGGACATTATAATAAGGGTAAACCTCAACTTTGGAAGTATGGTGCAACACTTCTCGCTACACAACATAAGAAGGCAACTGGAAAAGTTACCAGAAGAGGTAAGAAGAAGTTTGAGAAGAGAGGATTCCCAGTTGGTAAACTACCACTTAAGAACGGTAGTATCAAGAGATTCCAACCACGTCAATCACAGCAACGGAGAAGATCTAGACCAAAACCGGAGATAAAACCATCACCAAGCGGTAACAGGAGAAGACGTTTAGGTTCAGGTTATCCACGGAGACCTAGACAAAGTTCCAGACCTAGAAACCCACCCAGACCACCAAGACCAGGTGGTCAGAGGGCAAGAAGAGGTAGAAGAAGAGGAGGAAGAAGAGGAAGAAGATCCGACTTCCAGTTGAAGACAAACATTATGATCATTCAAAACGCACTAAATAGAGTGTTTAGAATCTGAAATATATTATGACTTCTCCTTTGACTAAAGTATGTAAACTTAATGGAACACTCTATGAGTGGAAAGACGAAATGAAAGAGCATCATGGAAGAGAGGGTTATGAGTATGGACTTATAGCCCAGGAGGTTCAAAAAGAATTTCCAGAAATGGTATATGAAGAAGATGGGTATTTATCTGTTGATTATATTCAGATGATACCCGTCTTAGTTGAGGCTATTAAAGAACTTAAAACAGAACTTAATTCCCTAAAGAGAAATAAATAAAGGTAAATTATTCACCAAAGCCATTGAGCAGATAAATGTCCGATAAACTAATTGATCCGTTAGCACAAACATTTTACGTCGATAACCCCAAAGGGATCTTCGCGACTTCTGTTGATATCTACTTTTATGAGGGTGATTCGCGTTTACCTGTTTCTGTAGAATTAAGACCTACAGTAAACGGAGTTCCATCATCGTCAGACATTTATCCGTTTTCTCAGGTCACATTAGAACCGAGTGAGGTGGTCGCAGATCCTGCTGCGAATCTTCCAACTAACTTTAGATTTAAATCACCAGTATTTTTAAAAGGAGAAACTTTTCATTCTCTTGTCGTAACCTGCAATAGTAAAGACTATTCGGTGTGGGTTGCGAAGATGGGAGAACCCGATGTTACTAAAGCAAATCAAGACGATTCTAAGACAGTATTTGTTTCATCAAACCCAAACTCTGGAGTATTCTTTAGATCTCAGAATGGTGCAACATGGACACCATCAGAAAGAGAGGATATGAAGTTTACTCTTTACAGAGCTAACTTCTTAGAAAATTCGGGAAATATAAACTTCTATAATCCAGAATTATCCGTAGGAAACGATCAAGTTTCTATTTTGGATAATGATGCATTTGAAATGGAATCTAGACAAGTAAGATTGCTTTTAAGTGGTGGATTAAATGAAGTTGGATTTACCACTGGTATGACGGTAAAGCAAGAAAATTCTAACGTTACAGGAAATTATATTTCAAATGCCGGTGCCGCATCATCACTATCAATCTTTAATGCAGGTATTGGACTCACACCGTCTATTGGAGGTTTAACCTATTTTGATGTAGCGTTAACAAAAGTTACAGGAGAAGGAAGAAACGCCACTTGCAATTTAACTGTTCAAAATGGAGTTGCTGTTGGTGCAACTATTGTTGCTGGTGGATCTGGATATCAAGTTGGAGACATAGTAACAGCCAATACAGTTGGATCAGGACTGGGAAGAAATCTAAGATTATCAGTTGGTGCGCTTGGAGATATAAATGAAATTATCGTTGATGATATTCAAGGAAATTTCAAAACTGGTGCTGGAAGCACTGTTACTTACGAAAATGCTAGTGGAATCACAACCCAAATAAACGCATCTTCTGGTGGATTAACAGTTAGTGATACTACAGTTATACATGATGGTTTGCATATCAAGGTGAATCATCCAAATCATGGAATGTATGCTCCAGAAAGTGTTGTTTCAATTGATGATGTTGATCCAGATCATCCTAGTGTAGACACAACGGCAGATATTGATGAAGATTCTACAGCTCCAATTCCTTTGGATGATATACTTATCGATGATGAAACTGGATTGAGTATTTTTGCTAATTTTGAAAATGTTGGTGTATCTTCAACAAATCCAGGATACATTCAAATTGAGGAAGAAATAATTGCATACACTGGAATTGATGGACTTAATCTAACAGGAATTACAAGAGAAATTGATGATACTCCAGGATCTTCTTATGAAGCGGGAGTTGACGTTGTTAAATATGAACTTAACGGAGTTTCTCTCAGAAGAATCAATAAAGTTCATGAATTGCAAGATGCAACCGTAGATAATCCAATCGATTTAGATTATTATCATATAAGAATTGATCCTCAAGAGTCTGGAATAGATAGATCAGATAGTCCTTTTGGATACCCAGATTTACACTTCAGAGAAACTAAGTCTAGCGGTGGTGATGATATTACCGCTACTCAGAATATTCAATATGAGATTATCGACCCAGAAATTTCTGCAACGGAAGTTAATGGTACTGAGGTAGAACTTAATATAAGAACCATTAGTGGAAGAAGTGTTGGTGGTGATCAAGAAGCATATCTTGCTGAAGACTTTGAAAAACTTTCTGGTGAGGAAGAGCATTACTTATCTTCTCCTAGAATAATCTGTTCTCGTATTAATGAAACAGAACTCCTTGATGGAGTTGATGGAATTGAAGGAAATAAATCTCTTAATATATCGGTTAATTTAACTACAACTTCTCCACTACTATCGCCAATGATAGATTTGGACCGTTGTTCTGTTATCTTAATCGGCAATAGAATGAATAATCCTATTACGGATTATGCTAATGATGAGCGTACTGCAGACTTGGAAAATGATCCTCATGCCTTTGTTTACGCTACCAGACCTATAACTTTAGAGAATGCTGCAACATCTCTTCAGGTTTATGTTACTGCGTATGTGAATACTACTAGTGATTTGAGAGCCTTCTATGCTATCGATGATGATGGTAAGGAAGACTTAATTTATTATCCTTTCCCAGGATTCGATAACATCGATAATCAAGGAAATGTGGAAGATTTTGCTAAATGTGATGGAACTCCAGATGAAAGACTATCAAAAACTGATAGTAAAGGATTCCAATCAGACGATTTAGATTTCCAAGAACTGAAATTTAGTATCAATAAACTTCCATCTTTTAGAGCTTTTGGTATAAAATTATGTGCATCTACCACAGATACAACATATCCTGTTAGATTGAAAGACCTTAGAGTAATTGCGCTTGCTTAATTATGGATGAAGAATTTGATCAGTTTATTGAAATTTCTGATGATGATGATGAAGAAGAAAAAGGTGTCGCCCTTGTAAAAGATTATGATGATCTTCTTAAAGATGAAAACACTGGAGCTGTAATCAACACAAATAATGGTGATTATGAAGCATACTTAACTATGAGGGAAATAAAGTGGAAAGAGGAACAAGAAAGAAATCAAATTTCGCATGATATTGAATTTTTAAAAATTGCCGTGCTAGAATTACAACAAAAAGTAAAGGAGTTACAAAATGAATCCTGATGAAATCAAACTTGAAAAACTATCTAAAAACTTTGAATATGAAAAACTTTCTAGAGATATAGATAGTATAGATGATATCAAAGTTCTCCGAGATGTAACCAAAAGTTACGTTAAGTTGTACTTAAAACAGCAAGAAACCCTTAAAATAATCTAATGGCTCAACCATCATCCAGACAAACCCTAATAGATTACTGTAAGAGACAACTAGGTGCTCCTGTATTGGAAATTAACGTTGCAGATGAGCAAATAGATGATCTCCTGGATGATGCACTTCAATTTTTCCAAGAGCGTCATTTTGATGGAGTAGAAAAAACATACTTAAAGTATAAACTCACTCAAACTGATATTGATAGAGGAAAAGGAACAGCAGGAATAACTACTACTACAGTGAGTGATGGTGGTATTGATTATGATTATGAAGAAGATTCTAGATACTTACCTCTCCCCGATGGAGTAATCGGTGTGGAGAGGATTCTTCATTTCAATGGATCTAATAACATCTCTAGTGGGATGTTTAACTTTAAATATCAGTTGTTTTTAAACGATATTCATTATCTGGGATCCACTGAGTTATTAACTTATCAGATGACTCAAACATTTTTATCTGATATTGATCATCTACTTACTACTCAGAAAAAGATTAGATTCAATCAAAGAAAAGGTAGATTATATATTGATATGGATTGGAATGAGGCAGTTGCTGATGAATACTTGGTGTTGGATGCTTACGCCATTGCCGATCCATCATCATATTCAAAAGTATACAATGATTCATTCTTAAAGAGATATTTAACTTCTCTGATCAAGCGTCAATGGGGAATGAACCTCATAAAATTCCAAGGAGTAAAACTCCCTGGCGGAATAGAATTAAATGGTAGGCAATTATTTGATGACGCTCAAAAAGAGATTGATACTATCATGGAACAAATGCCTACTTATTATGAGATGCCTCCCCTAGATATGATAGGATGATAAGATATGCTCAATCCATTTTTTCAGCAAGGAACAAAAGCAGAACAAAATCTTATCCAAGATTTAGTTAACGAACAACTTCGGATGTATGGAGTAGATGTCTATTACATCCCAAGATTTTATGTAAATGAAAAGACTATTATACGAGAAGTAGTTGAGTCTGAATTTAGAGACGCATATCCTATCGAAGCCTACGTAGACACTAGTGAAGGGTATGAAGGATCTGGAGAAATAATGAGTAAGTTTGGTATTGAATCTCAAGATGATTTAACTCTCATTATTTCTAGAGAACGTTATGAAGAATATATAAAACCTTTAATAGAAAATAAGAGTAATATTAAATTATCGAGCAGACCAAAAGAGGGAGATTTAATTTTCTTTCCCTTAGGTAATCGTTTGTTTGAAATTAAGTTTGTAGAGCATGAAAAACCATTTTATCAACTGAAGAAAAACTATGTTTATGAATTGAGGTGTGAATTGTTTAGAATTGGTGACGAAGTTATTGATACTGATGTAGATGCAATTGATAATGCACTCTTGGGATCAGATGCTTCCCTTGGCGCAGCGGTTGGATCTGGATCTGGATCTGGATCTGGATCTGCTGCACTTGGTATCGGTGCCGATTTGGCTGGAACAAGAGTTTACACAATGCTTGGTATTGGATCTACAGCATCAGCACAAGCGACAGTCTTTGATGGTGGTGTAAGATATGTAACTATTACAAATAGAGGTACTGGATATACTTCTACTCCAGATATTATATTTTCATCTGCACCTGCTATCGGCGGATCAACAGCTGTTGGTGTAGCAACGATGATCACCGGGGTTGTTGATTATTGTAACGCAAATCTTGATAGATCAAGAGTTCAAGGAGTCAGGATAACTAATTCTGGATATGGATATACTTCAGATCCTCTCGTAAGATCTTCTGGTGGAGGTGGATCGGGATTTGTTGCAACTGCATCAACTGCTAGTGGAGTGGTTGGAATCATAACAGTAACTGATGGTGGTGCTGGGTATTCTGGTCTTCCTACAATTAGTTTCACAGCCCCTGTTGGATCTGGTGCGACTGCTATAGCAGAAGCTGTCGTAAGTTCTGCGGGAACTATCACGGCAATTCAAATACTTGACGGTGGTGCTGGATATGCAACAACAAATCCACCTACAATAACAGTAGCAGATCCTTATCTTGGTGGATCTGGAGACTATATTATAGGAGAAACAATTGTTGGATCTAGTAGTTCAACCACTGCTATAGTCAGGTATTGGAATTCCACTACAAGACAACTGAATCTTTCACGACTCACGGGAGATTTCAATATTTACGATGAGTTTGTTGGAGAAGAATCGGGTGCAAGACACAAAGCAACCCCTGGATCTATTGCTGATAAATTCAATCTACCAGATCCTTTCGCATCTAATGATGACTTTGAAACCGAAGCGGACGCTATATTGGATTTCAGTGAAACAAACCCATTTGGTCGTCCATAAGGGTTACTTTTGTTAAATAGTATATAATTATCATTTAATCTAATGTTTGAGTACTTCTACCACGAGATATTAAGAAAAACGGTAATATCATTCGGAACACTTTTTAACAACATCGATATTAAAAAGACTGATTCTTCCGATAACGTTACCTCAGTAGTAAAGGTGCCTCTTGCATATGGACCTATGCAAAAGTTTCTTGCTAGGCTTGAGCAATCGGAAGATTTAAATAAAGCAACTCAAATTACATTGCCTAGAATGTCTTTTGAGATGACTGGAATTTCTTATGATTCTGCAAGAAAGGTAACAACTACTCAAACATTTTTAGCAGGAACAAAAGACGATGGTTCGGACATTAGAAAAAATTACATGCCCGTACCTTATAACGTAGATTTTGAATTAAGTATATACACAAAAATAAATGACGAGATGCTTCAAATTGTGGAGCAAATTTTACCATATTTTCAACCACAGTATACAATGTCTGTTAATCTTCTCGATACTATTGGTGAAAAGAGAGATGTCCCTATTATTTTAAATTCCATATCAATGGATGATCAATATGAAGGAAATTTTGAAACTAGAAGATCTTTAATTTATACTTTAAGATTTACTGCAAAAACATATATCTTCGGACCTATCTCCACTGGAGCTGCTACAGATATCATCAGAAAATCTGTTATCGGATTTGGTGCAGGTGGTGCTGGATCTAGACAGATTGACGTTAGATATACTGCAGAACCAGTTGCTACTAAGAGTTACTCCGATAGTAATACCACTACATTACTTAAGGACTTCCTTAAAACAGAAACAGTCATGGAAGTTGTTTCTTCTTCGGGAATTTCTGCAGGAGATAAAGTATCGATTGGAGAAGAGACTGTATACATCTCTGATGTAAATGGTAATAAACTCAGAGTAACAAGAGGATATTATTCAACATCTGTTATTGATCACGTTGGTGGTACAGGAGTTAAACTAATTACTGAGGCTGATAACGCCAAGATTGAAGTTGGTGATGACTTTGGATTTGATGGTGATTGGTCATGAGTAATAAGTTTGAGGAACTAGATGATACTTTTAATGTTGATGCGGATATAGTTGAGGTAGAACCCGCAACCCCTGAAAAGAAAATTGAAGAAATAAAAGCAACTTCTAATGATATAAAAAAAGACTATGATTATACAAGAGGAAATCTTTATTCTTTAATTGAAAAAGGTCAGGAAGCAATCAATGGTATCCTTGAATTAGCTCAGGAAACAGAGCAAGCAAGGGCATATGAAGTTGCTGGTCAATTGATTAAAAATGTTGCTGATGCAACAGATAAATTATTAGATCTTCAGAAAAAACTGAAAGATGTTGAAGAAGAGTCTTCAAAAGGACCCACAAATGTTACCAATGCTCTTTTTGTTGGATCTACCGCAGATCTAGCAAAACTTTTAAAACAGCAACAAGATAATAAATAATCCTACACCTAAAAGTAAATCAAATGAGTGTTCCTGCAGTAACATCATTAGTAATATACAAAGGAACTGATTTCGAGAAAAAAGTTTCTATTGCTTTAACGACTTTAGCTGGTACAGAAACCATAACTGCTAAAATTAGAAAGCACGAAACTGCGAGTACCTCGTATAGTTTTGATACTCATATCGACACAACTAATAATGCGGTTGTTATATCAATGGGTAATAGTGTTACCGATGATTTAACAGAAGGTAGAAATTATTTTGATATTATTTCTCAAAATTCATCTACTAACAAAATTATGAAATTGGTTGAAGGTTCAATAATAGTAAATCCAACAGTATCCTCATGAATTTTTTATCTCAATTTATGATGATGTCTTCCGCAATCATAGCGGCATCTCCAACTGATGATGAGGCATTATTCACAACTCCAGGTACATATAACTGGGTTGCTCCACCAAAGGTGAGAACCGTAAGTGTTGTATGTATTGGGGGAGGTGCTACCCCAGCAGTTTCTCTTAATAACAATCCTGGTGGGGGTGGAGGAGCTCTAGTTTATGCTAATAATATATTAGTTACTCCAGGCGAATCTTATACCGTTGTTGTAGGGGATGGTGGAAGTTCGCAAGGAAGTTCTACGAGTCCTTTAACGGGAGAAAATGGAGGTCTTTCTAGTTTTGCTACAGATACTGTTACGTTAATTGCTAATGGCGGTTTTGCTAATGGTAATGGTGGAACTTATTCTGGCGGTGACGGAGGTGGAAATGGAGGACCGGCCAACGCTTCCCAAGGATATGGTGGAGGTGGAGCTGGTGGATATAGCGGAGATGGTGGAGCTGGAGGACAAGGTGGAACTTCTTCTCAAGCAAGTTCTGGTGATGATGGAGCAGGTGGTGCTGGAGGTGGTGGAGGTGGATCTTATGCACAAACATTTACTTCAACTCAACCAGGTAGAGCATCTTCAGGTGGAGGAACAGGAGTTTATGGACAAGGTTCAAACGGATCTGGTGGACTTGGAGCATCATCTGCTTCTGGTCTAGGAAATGCAACCGCTGCCGGAGGAGGAAGTAACGGTACAAACGGAGACTTAAACGGTGGTTTATTTGGTGGTGGTGGAAGATCTGGATTTGTTAAATTAGTAACTCCAAACTTATACCTTGCTGGAGGATCAGGAGGATCCGGTGCTGTACGCATAATATGGCCAGGGAATGTTAGACAGTTCCCCTCACTAAATACTCAAGAGATATAGTAGAGATTTTAAATGTTAATAAAGTTAGAAAATGGTATTCCTGTTGGAAATCCCATTGATGAAAAAAATTTCAGAAAACTACACAATAACACATCTTTTCCTAGATCTCTAACTGTTGATTGTGTAGAGCCTTTTGGTTATGGTTTATATCAATACACGAGGCCTCCTGTTCCAGGAACACACTTTAAAGTTGAAGAAACTGTTCCTGTAAAAAATTCTGATGGAATTTATATGCAGACTTGGGCAACTAAAGCGATGTCTGCAGAAGAAATTGAAAAATCTACGGAATTAAAAAAAGTTGAAATTAAAAGATTACGGGATGAAAAATTAAAGGCAAGTGATTGGACTATGATGTATGATGTTCGCGAGAATGATCGTTATTCTGGCGACTTTATAAATGCGTGGATAGACTATAGAGAAGATTTAAGAGAAATATCGTCACAAAAAGGATATCCATGGGATGTTCAGTGGCCAATTGAACCCACCCTTACTAAATAAAAGCATACTAAAAAGAGACGAGAATGTCCTCATTATACGTTGATACTATAAGAAATAGAGATGGTAATGGTGCCCCAGTTTTCGACAAAGGCATCGTCATTTCAGGTATTATTACCGCGTCTGGATCCCTTGCTGGTGACTCGGTTTCAATTGGAGTAACAGAAATTGTTAGTTCTTCATTTGAACTAAAAAATATTACTGGTATAGATTCGACTACAACTGCGGCTATAGAAACCGCAATTGCTAATGCACCAAATGATTTTACGAGTCTAAATGTAAGTGGAATTTCTACATTTGGTGATGATATTGATTTAAATGCTGATATTGATATATTTGGTCATACTGCGGCAAATACAGTAGCAGCCGCTGGAATTTTAACGGCTTTATTATTATCAACAGGAGCAGAAGGATCTGCTATTCGTATTTCTTCAAGTACAATTAGTGGTTCATCAACAATTACAATTGATCCTGCTGGTATTGGGACAAACACAGGAACAGTTGTAATTCAAGGTGATCTTCAAGTAGATGGTGATACAACGACTGTAAACTCTACTAATTTAACTATAGACGACAAGAATATTATTCTTGCTAGTGGTTCTCTCACCGATGCATCTTCCGATGGTGGTGGTATCACGTTAGAGTCTGGAGAAGGAAATAAAACAATTAATTGGGTTAACTCTACAGATTCTTGGACATTCTCAGAGAATATTGATCTTGCTGCTAGTAAGACCTTTAAGATTGAAGGAACAGATGTTCTTTCATCAACTGCTGTAGGTTCGGCTGTAACCAACTCTTCTCTTCAAAATGTAGGAACACTTGCAGGAGTTCAAGTTAGTGGTGCTGCTACAATTACTGGTGATTTAGATGTTGATGGGCATACTAACTTAGATAACGTAAATGTTTCTGGTGCTATCACGGCTACTACATTTACTGGTGATTTAGATGGAGAAATTGATGCTGCTGCAGCAGCACAACCCAATATAACTTCTCTTGGTACACTAACTGGACTTAGTGTATCTGGTGATTTAGACGTAGATGGACATACCAATCTTGATAACGTAAGTATTTCTGGTATTGTAACTGTAAGTCCTGGTATTCTCACCGCTACAACTTTAAGAGGATTGAATGCTAAAGTATATAATGTATTAGAAGTTGATAATGTTTCTTGGTTTGATGGTGGAGCAGAATTTGGACCAAGAACATGGAACAAAGGATATGCATCTATCGATGTTCTTGGTATTGCTAGTCTTTCTGGATTATATGTTTCTAGTGGAGTTTCTACATTTGTAAGTAACATCAATGCAGATGGAAATCTTGATGTTGACGGAATTACTGATTTAGATATTCTTAGGGTTGCTGAAACTGCTACATTCTCATCAAATATCGATGCTGATGGCGACTTAGATGTAGATGGTCACACAAATCTAGATAATGTAAATGTTTCTGGTGTTGCTACTGTTGGTCTAACAACAGTTTTAGAAACAGGTATCTTAACTCATGATTTAAATGTTTCTGGGGTATCTACTTTTAATGGTGATATCCGATTAACAGAACAAGATGGTTCTGGTATTTACTTTGGAGCAAGCCTTGATTTTGCGATTGCACATGATGGAGCTAATTCATATGTCTTTGATAGAGGAGGTACTGGAAATGTATACCTTGCTGGTAGTAACGAAGTTATTATTGCCGATGCATCAGGTCCAGGACCGAACCCTACCGATTATATTACCGAAACAAAAGCTAGATTTGTTACAAATGGTCCAGTAAGACTTTACTATGATAATGTAGAAAAATTTGCAACCGCTGGATCAGGTGCAACAGTATATGGAACATTCACTGCAGACACTCTAAGTGTTTCTGGTATTTCTACTTTCACTGGTGATATTGATGTAGACGGTCATACAAATTTAGATAACGTAAATGTTTCTGGTGCTATCACGGCTACCACATTTACAGGAAATTTGGATGGAACAGTTAGTACTGCAGCGCAAGCAAATATTACATCTCTTGGTACATTAACTGGACTTACGGTATCGGGTAACATTACTGCTCAAGCAGATTTAGATGTAGATGGCCATACAAATCTTGATAATGTAAACATCGCTGGTGTAACTACATTTGCATCCAATATTGATGCTGATGGAAACCTTGATGTTGATGGAACTACAGATCTAGATGTTCTTAATGTTGCTGAAACTGCTACATTCTCTGCGAATATCGACGCGAACAAGTCTGTAGATGTTGCAGGAAATCTCAATGCACTTACATTTAGAGCAGGACTTTCAACATTTACTGGATTCGTTTATAACGAATTAGATACTAATACTAATCTACGAAATGCTGGAGACTTCAATAATATTACTGGTGTAGCGTTCACCGGTGGCGGTACAGATATATTATATTGGGACTTTGCTACAGCACCTTCCGTAATCGGCGGCGAGGCTAGTAATGGAATAACAGATATTGAACTTGCTAGTCTTCCTACGGATCGTGAATATATGGTTAGGGCAACATTAATCACATGGACAGATGATTCTAATGATTGGGACACTGGTAATGTCGTACTCAAAGTAAATGGTCAGACACCAACGAATTATCTTTGGAGAAATGGTGCTCAACCAGTTGGTACAACAACAGGGGCATCAAATCACTTTGATATTGTAGAATTCAAGATTGTTCATGATACGAACGATGAATTCAGTGTATTCGCTGAGTGGTCTGCTTATCACGACCCAACTTGATATAAATAACTAAAACTAAAATCAGTAAAGGGGATAGTGAACCTTGGCTATTCAGAAGAATTTTGTCGTAAAGAACGGTTTAGAGGTTGACGAGAATACTCTATACGTTGATTCGGATGAGAATAAAGTTGGTATAGGTACTATATTTCCCGATGTAGAACTCAGAGTTATCGGATCTATTGGTTGCACCGATTTTGCGGCAACTAGAAATTTACGTGCTCTGGGAATATCAACATTTGCCGAACTCCAATTTTCTGGAGAAAGTTTAACAATTGGTTCTACGACTGGACAACCTGGTCAATATTTGAAGTCTACCGGATCAGGTGTTGAGTGGGCTTCATTCCCCACAACAGTTAGAGAACAACAGACATTTATTGCTACAGATAATCAAACGACATTTACATACGCATATAATATTGGATTTCTTGATGTATACATCAATGGTGTTAAATTAAGAGGTGATGGTGTAACTGATACTTCTGACTATATTGCAAATAACGGAATTAATTTTGCAATAAATGAAGAATGCTTTGATGGAGATATTGTTGAGGCAGTAGCATACAACCCAGCAGCGGTTGGTGGTGGAAATACTGGTATTCTTGGTGTTACCATCCAAGAAGAGGGAGTAATAGTAGGAAATTCAAATGGAGTTAATTCCATAAACTTCATTGGAGTTGCTATTACCGCAGTTGGTTCTGGTGCAGGTGTTACTGTTTATGGAACAGGTGGAGGTGGATCTGGAAGTCTGACTGTTAGAGATAAAAATAATATTGTAAGTGCTGCTACTAGCGATATAGATTTCACTGGAAATTCTGCGACAGTATTTACCAGCAGTGATGGAATAACTGTAGAAATTAACAGCGGAATTAACACCGTAGGAACAAGTACCTTCAATGATGTAAGAATTCTGGGAGTTCTTACTGCAGCACAATATAGTGGAGATGGATCTGGACTTACAAATATCACAGCAACGGGAACTGGTGTAGAAATTCAAAATGATGGAGCATCAGTAGGAACAGCAGCGACCATTAGTTTCGTTGAAGGATTTACTATAGAACCAATTGCAGCAGGTGTTGTTACAGTAAGAAGTGCATATGCTTGGAGTGGAACTGCTGCAGGAATTAGTACAACTGCTAATGTAAGTATTAATGGTCTTACTGAACTTGTTAATGCTTCAATATCGGGAGTATCTACTTTCAGTGGTGGTGTTGACTTTACTGGTGGTGTTCAAATAGATTCAGATTTAGATATTACTGGAACACTTGATGCTGATGGTCATACCGAATTAGATAATGTAAATATTTCTGGTGTAACTACGTTCGCATCAGATCTTGATATCAACGCAAGTGTAAACGCTTCAGGAATCATAACTGCATCATCATTTAGTGGTTCTGGTGCTGGTCTAACAAGTCTTCCTGCTGGACAACTCACTGGTTCATTACCCGCCATTGATGGTTCTGCATTGACTGGAATTAGTGCTGATGATGGTGGTGGTAAGTTTAGCGATGAACAAACAAATTCTGGTATCCACACCACATCAAGTCATGTTGGATTTGGTACAACCAATCCAATAACGTCTGTCCAGATAAACAATGTTTATGGTATTGAAACTGGAGTGGGAACATTCTCAGCTTCTGCTGGTGCTGCATATACTGCAAATTCATATACGTCTTCAGACTTTGTAACTTCAGAATACACATTATTCTTCCAACACTCATCAGGAATTCAATCTCAAAAGATCCTTGTTATGGATGATGATTCCACAGCGTATTCCCAAGAATATGCAATCATGTATAGTAGCGATCTTCTGGTTTCTGTTGGTGCGACAGTTAAGTCTGGTAATGTAGAACTTTGGTGGACACCAGAAAGTGGAGTCAACGGTATCGTTACATATAGGTTTACTAGGGAGACAATGATCTGATGAAAAAATACACCTTAGCTGTTACGAGTCCAGAGTATTGGTCTGAGATTCATGATGCTTTAATTGTAGATTCTAATCAAGATAATATTCCAGATAGACAAGTTACATGCTCTGATTCTAAAAATCATAGTCCTACCAGAGGAACTTACGAATTAACAGAAGAGGAAGCAGCAGAGATTGCTGCTCATCCTCATGTTAAGTGGATTGAATTATCTCCCATTGATAATCCAGATTCATATCCAGAACCACAGTTTGCTACAAAAAGATTTAAGAAGAATGTAAAATTTTATCGTGATGTAAGTTCTTCGGGAATACCAGCATCAGGTCCAACCTCCGAAGAAGAAAATAGATCTAATTATGGTGTAGGAAGACCAACGGTTAGAAAAAGTGGAGAATTTTTTGCCGATAATTCAGGTAATGTTGATGTATCAACAAGAGATGTATCATACAACCTTACTGGAAAAAATGTAGATGTTATTATTCATGATTCTGGAGTTTTGCAATATCATCCAGAATTTATGGATGCAAATGGTCAATCGAGAGTGAGAGATATTATCCTTGATGGTCCATATTATATTGATTCGGATTACTTCATTTCAAATGGCTATACAACTACAAGAGCAGATGGTAGAGTTACAGGATCTGAAGCAGAATCAAGAGCATGGTGGACAAATAGTTCTAATAGATCTGCACAGTTTCAATCAGAAGGAACTATTTCAGTATCATCAAACTATACTGAAGCAAGATCTATGGGTTCATCTTTAGATGGAACTAATAGTTTAACAAGTGGACACGGAACTGCCTGTGCATCATTAGTAGCAGGTAAAAACTTCGGTAATGCTTTTGAAGCAAATATATGGAACATGCCTGGTATTGGTGATAATGTTTCAATGAGCCCAGAAACTAATTATGATGCGATGAAAATATGGTATCGCAATAGACCCGTTAATCCAAATACGGGAAGAAAAAATCCAGTTATTGTGAATGGAAGTTGGGGATATCAAGCGGGATTTGAATCTACTGATTTGGTTGATTATAAATTTAGAGAATCTACTGGAACATTTTCTGGTAATGCGCTAGTGAATGATCAAGTTACTGCGATGAAGGATGGTCTTAATAATCAAATTAGTGGTGCGTATAGATCTTGGTCAACATCATCAAGATCTTCATCAACAAATACTGCAGCAGATGAATTGATGCAAAGTGGAGTAATTTATGTTGCTGCAGCAGGTAATAATAATCAAAGACTTGGAGTTGGTGCAGATGATGTAGATCGTTTGAACTATATGGAAGATGAATGGTTTAATGTTGGTGATCCCAGGTCAGAGTTTCCAGGAACTGCTTGTCCATGTAATCATAGAGACTGGATGAATCCACAAGGTATTGGATTTGAATCTGATAAAGATTTTCATCCAGTAGTTTGTGTGGGTGCAATGGAAGATGGTATAACCACCGGTGGTGCAGAATATCAAGCATCATATTCAAATAACGGTCCTGGTATTGATGTTTGGTCTCCAGCAGACGAAACCTTAGCTGCAGGTGGGGTTTTCTCTGGTGGTGGATATGATGACTATGAAAGATATGATGATTCTAGATTTTATGATGCAAACTTTAATGGAACATCTGCAGCTGCTCCCGTCGTCACTGGTATTGTTGCGTTATATTTACAAGTAAGACCAACAGCAACATCTAGAGATGTAAAAAATTGGATTAAAGATAATGGTACATTATTACTACAAACTATTGATGCTAACAGTGGTGATGGATGGTGGAGTCCTTATGGTGACGACACAGATACCGCATATTGGACTGGACAATATAATTTAAGAGGTGCAGATTCCCGCGTTCTTTATAATCCATATGCTAATGATGATGAATCTTCAATAGAAAATGTAGAAATTGAAGGTATATCATTTGAAAGATCATAAATAACTAAAAAACCCATGGCAGATAAGGATTTTGGTGTAAAAAGGATAAATCTGATTAGTTCTTCTGGTACTTCAAAAGTAACCAGTCCTACTACTTTGAATTTAAATGCACCAACTGTCGCAATCAGCACAGATGTTACGGTTGGTGGAAAAGTCCAATCGGACATTATTGTTGGAACTGGATATTCTGTAGGTATTGGAAGCACTCAACCTACAGTAAATTTGGATATCAACGGTGACGCAAGAGTTGGCGTAGACACTTCTAAAGGATTGATTTTGACTGATTCTACGGGAACTCAATATAGAGTCGGTGTACACACTGATGGAACTCTATTTACAGTATCTATCTGATAAATACACACATAGGAAGACTCTACCAACATGGCAAGGAACAATAGAGAACTATCTCAGTTAGCCGCTTTTATAGGGATTGAGGATCACAGTCAAGAAATTGCACTTGGATCCGAATACCAATATGCTCAAGTTGTAGCCATTGGAGCATCCCTTTACGCTGGTACAGAAGAATCACCTGCAGTTGGAATAGGAACAACAGATATAGTAAGAGCTTTCCAAGTTGCATCTAGAGATGGAACTCTCTTTTCAAAAGTTCAATCTGCTGAAGGAACTCCAGAAGGTGGTGGTATTGAAGTAGAGGGAGATGCAGTAGTAGATGGTATAGGTAGTTTTGGTGGAACTCTTTCTGCAAAGCAAGGAATTTATGAAGATACATACTCAGATACTCCTGCTCTTGAAGTACCTCTGAGAGAAGCCCTATTTGGTGGTCATATTACTGTTAATACCAATGTTCAGGGAGATGTTGGTATTGGAACAACTCAAATACAAATAGCTGTTAATAATGCAAATATAGAAATTGGAAGTACTGGTGGGACAATAAATTCAGGTCTTCCCGTTTATATATCTGCTGGATATGTGCTTGATGGTGAGACTATAAATGTTCCAGCAGCTTTAGATGTTCAAGGCGGAAAGACAAACATTCAGGGTCCAGTAAGAATTACTGCTGGTGGTTTTACAACTTCTCTTACAATTCCAACAAGTTCTTCAACAGGACTTGTAGCAATTGCTGGTGGAGTTGGAGTAGCAGGAACAATCTATCATGATAATGGAGATCTAAGAACTGATTCTATTATCATAAATCCAGGTGGTACTATTTTCTTAGATTCAGATACTGATTCTTTACAGGTTAGGAGTTTTGCGGACTTTAGTGAAGCAGCTACAGAACTTGGAGCAATTAACCAATCAAGTGGAAATATTGCTACTTTCAGTTCTAACATATACTTATCTAACGGAGCGCATCCATCTGGATTTAGTACGATCGGAGAGAATGGTATTGCGGCTTTACAAATAGATGGTGGTGCGATAATTGGAGAAACTTTATATGTAACCAAAGAAATTCAAACTTTAGGATTTGTTTCTTGTAGAGATTTAACTGTTGATGCTGGTGGTGCTCAAGGAGTAACAGATATATTTACTCCAACAATCAACATTGGTGATGCTGCAGAGATTCTAGGTATTTCAACACATTTAATCAGATTAAACACCCAAATAGATTCTGCTATTGTACCATTCGAGAACGCTTTTTACAATTTAGGTGATACTTCATATTATTGGTCCAGTTTATTTGTAGATGAAATATTCACAAATACTGTTGCTATTAATACTGAGGCAACTATTGCTAATCTTACCGTTTCTGGAATAGGAACTTTTACTGATCAATTTTATCATAGTGGAGCTCCAGGAACTGCAATATTTTTCAATGGAGTAGATATTCAAAATGATTCTACAATAGACACAGTAACTATAAGGCAGTTAACTGCTATTGAAGATATTTTAGGAACAGCATCAACTTCTTTAAGAGCGCAAGCAATCGATGTTGGTGCTGCTGTTACCGATCAATATTATAACGTTCTTCTTACTGAAGCTTCTGGTGGGACTCTACAAAATTCTGTAATGGTTGATAATGATGGAGGTCTTGGTTTAAGATTTAATCCAGTCTCCGATTCATTGCTTGTCGATGGTAATCTATACGTTAATGGTACTGATGCCGATGAGATTGTTATCGGAATGTCTCCTGCAACAGCGAAAAACCTTGTATTCTTTGAGCAGGGTGTTAATACAGTAGAAATGTTTGGTCAAGCATCAAGATCAATAAGCATTGGATCTACACTTGGTGTATCAACAATTCACTCAAATCAACACTCTGTTCGTGGTGATCTTCTTTTAGGACCACTTGGTGTTGGTACTGCTGCAATTAAATCTGTTAATGGTCTTGAAAACATAACAATTACCGGAAATACCTTAACGGAAATATCTGGCGACATGGCCATGGAGGGTAGCACCTTTGATGTTAGAAATTCAGTATTTAACTTAGGCAATTCCAACTCAACAACAGTTAATGCCTTTAGACTTGCAGACAATATTACTATTGGTTCTACAGCTGGATTCACTTCATTTAGAAACCCAATTGTAAGATTTGAAGGTGATATTAGAGTTGATGGTAACGCTATTCAAGCGTCTGATGGTCAAGAAAATATCATCATGACTGGTGCAGAATTGACTAGGTTCTCAGGAGACATTCAAGTTGATGGTACTGATATTCTAGTTGCTGGTGGTGTAACAAACATCACAATGAATACTAACCTCAATACTATTTTTGCGGGTGATATTCAGGTTGGTGGTAATGAAATTAGAGATTCTGAGGGAGATTTAACTATAACTCTTGGAGGATCTGGACTTGTTAGTGTTGCTTCTACTTTAAGAGTTGAAGGAAATACAATTCAATCTGGTGCTGGTGTAACTAATATAACTCTAAATACAGGTTATACTCAAATTGAGGCTGATCTAAGAGTTAATGGTGATAATATCAGAGCGTCTGATAATGATGTTAATATCACAATGGAGGGATCAACCAATACGACTGTTGCTGGTGATCTAACAGTTGGAAGTAACTCAATTAATGCAGCAGATACTGTTGAAGCAATTACACTAGTAAATGGAACTGGTGCAGTTGGTATTGCATCTGACTTAACTGCAAATGGAAATCTTTATGTGAGAGGTGATATAACAAATATTCTATCGGAAAATCTGAATCTAAGAGATAAATTAGTTGATATTGGTCTAAGTATCAGTACAATAACAAATACTGATTTGGTAGCACCATCATCAGATGAAGATAAAGATTTAGGTTTACTTTTAAATTATTATACCACTAGTGCTAAAAAAGCAGCAGTTTTCTGGGATGATTCTGATGGATCTATTGGAATCGCATCTGATGTTACCGAAACTTCTCAAGTACTATCGATTAATGAATATGCAAGAATAGTTGCAAAATCCATAACAATTTCCGATTGTGCAGGAACTTCGGACATTATTGAATGTGAAGGATCAACCAGAACCTTAGCAAATATCACTATTGATGGTGGAGAGTACTAAGGGTACTAAATAAGATAGCACCTAATTTCTATTAGGTTTACGGTATATACCAAATATGGAGATAGATGGCAGATCCTCAGATTCGTTTAAAAAGGTCAACAGTAGCCGGTAAAATTCCAACTACCGCACAACTTGCTCTTGGCGAGTTAGCTGTAAATGCTTTTGATGGAGAAGTATTCTTAAAACAAGATACAGCAGGAGTTGGAATCGCAACTCGCGTTATCCGAGTAGGTGCTGGAGGATCTCTAGGTAAAACTATCTTCGTATGTAAAGAAGGTGATGATGCTAATACTGGTTTAAATGAAAAGGATGCAAAACTAACAATCAAAGCCGCTGCAGAGATTGCAGAAATCTTTGATACTGTTAAGGTTTATCCTGGTGTATATGTTGAGCAAAACCCAATCCTACTTGAAAAGAACGTATCGGTAGAGGGTCTTGAACTAAGAAACTGTATTGTTTCTCCTGCAAACGCAGATAAAGATTTATTCCATGTAAATGATGGATGTCACTTAACTGACCTTGGATTCACAGGATCTATGGATTCTGGATCTGCAGCAGTTGCTTTCAGACCTCTTGAGAGTGTAGCATCCGATAGATATTTCGACGCAGCAAGACTCATTCGCGTCAACTCAGACTTTATTGCAAGAGAAGCAGTTGGATTCCTGACCAGTGGTTATAGTGGTTATGCAGGAACACACCTTGCACAAGATGGTGCAACTGCTCTTGAAGCAAATCTCGACTTTATTGCACAAGAAGCTGTTGGTTTTATTACAAGTACGGATTATAAAGATCCAGCATTTGTTGTTACTGATGGTGAAGGAAATCCAGATGATGCCCAAAACTGCAGGGATGATATTAAAGATATATTCAAATCAATTGCATATGATTTAAAATCTACTGGTAACTTAAAATCAGTCGGTGCAGCATTATCATATTTCTCTGGTGGAGCTCTTGTCCACGTAGCAGGAACCGATTCAAATGGTTATAGTATTGCTGATGCTACCGTTGCTGCTATTGACCGTGCTGCTGGTATCGCAACATATGTAATCAACCAGAGACCATGGGCTAGTGTTGGTGCTGGTGGTACTACAAACGTTACTGGATTTGTTTATGATAATCTAACTGGTATCGCTACCGTTACCTCTGTTGGTCATGGTGTAACAACTGGTGATGTTGTTGAACTAGCTGGAATTGCATTTACCTGCCCTGGAGGTAGTGGAATTACTACAACTATTTTCCCAGATGGTACAAACGGAGAATACTTCACAGTAACAGAATATGTTGGAGTAAATACTTTCAAAACAAATGTTGGCGTTTCTTCAATTACTCACACCTATGATACTGGTGGAACAGTAGAAAAATATAATACTTACTATGATGATTATACTCAAGCAATTGATTCTACAAGAAGAAACAAGAAATATCTCTATGATGATTCCAATAATAGAATTATTGTAGGAACAGGATGGTGTACTGGTGTTGGTAATAGTATCAGTTATCTTTCAGGTATTACTACAAGTGCTATTGGTGCTGGTTCTTCTTCTGGTGTTGTTGGAATCATCACTGGTATCAATCTCGATACTTTCCGTTGCTCAAGAGACGTAAGAGATATTCTTAAGGCAGTTTGTTACGATATTACAAGAGGTGGATCATCAAAAGTCGTTGCTGCTGGTAAGACTTACTTTGATGAGACTTTAGCTCAGGTTGGTATTTCTTCCTTCGCTGCTGCTACTCTTAACAATTCTCCAATTGATGAGGTAACTCAAACAATCCGCGCCGTTGACTATGCTCAAGATATTGTTCGTTGCGTAATTAATAATGTAACTTGGGGTGGAGTTTCTATTGGTTATACAACTCCAATTGATAGTATTGACTATAGTTCCAGCACAGGAATTGCAACTATTACTACAAGATATGATCACGATCTATCTAAAGATGATGGTATTGAAATTACTGGACTAGGATTCACTTGCGTTCCCGAATCAATATCTACTGAGGGAGTTAATATTCTCACCGAAACTTATGATAGCACAACAGGAATCGTTACTTTCGAGACTTCTACTGTACATGGACTTAAATCTGGTCAAGGAATAACATTTGAAAATCTTAGAGCTGGTACTGACGGTGGAAGTTTAGCAGTTCCACAAGCATTTATAGGTAATGAAGATCGCAAACTTATTGTTGATGATACTCCTTCTACCACAACATTTGTAGCAAGAATTGGTAAAAACAGAGCTGGTGGACTTTCTATAAACTATAATACCGAACAAACAAAAGTTTTCCGTAGATATACTCCAAGTGTAGGAATTAATTCTGCGGTTTACGATAGACTAACTGGACTTACAACTATTGGATTCAGTGATCCTGTAGGAACAGATTCTTCTGATAATGATCCAGCATACATTGAGAATGATGGAACAGTTCGTCTTGAAGAATTAGTATTCCAGTGTGACTCTGGTGGTGGTCCTTCAACTCAATTCTTCCCTTCAGGTGCTGTTGGATATGACTTCCCAGTAGAAAAAGTTGGTGGAGATAGATATCAAGATTCTGCAAACCTGATTTCTGGTAACAAATTAGAAATTACAGATAAGGCTCTTGCAAACATTGCAATTGTTCATCCAGACTTCTTCTATCCTGGAGACAATGAGATTACAACAACATCCAGATATAAGGATGCATATCGTCTGATTCAGCAAAACAAAGGTGAAATTGTTGGCGCAGCATATACAAATGCTCAAGTAACATACCCATCGATTGATTCTACTAAGTTTAGAAGAAATCTAAACTATCTGGTAGATGCTGTTTCTACAGACATCTTTACAGGTGGTAATAACTACAGCGTTGCTGTTACTAAAAAGTACTTTGATAACGGAGGTTCTCTGATCGGAACAGGCGATGATTCTATTGCTGGTCTTACCGATGAAACAATTCTTGCTTTCAATGAAGCAAAATCATTGATGAAGCAGGCAATTGCTAACCAGTTATCTACAAAGGATACTTCAGTTTCTGGTGGTTCTAGTTACTTTGGTGATGGAAGTCCTGCTATCGGCAATAGCGAAACATACTCATGTAGTGATGTTCAAGCATCTATTGATACACTTGTAAGTATTTCCACAGAAGCATTTGGTAATGCTAACTTAAATGTTGTTAATGGCCTTACTATTAACTACGGCAACTTCCCTGCCGGTGAGTTTAAGTGTAGAAGAGATATTGCATATGTTGTTGATGCTATCATCGATGATTTAAGAACAGATAGCAATAAGAACATTAGAGAAACAACTAGAAAGTACTTTGATGCTACTGGAGCACCTATTAGTGGTGGACTAATTGGAGAAGAGTCTGAGTCCGTAACTGGATTCACATCCATCGGAGAATATGCAAAACTTGCTATCAACAATCTTCTCAATTACAAAGATTACACAATTACCGCAGATCCAGTTGTAGGAATTAATTCCTCTCCTTCTGGTTGTGCTGATATTCGTGCTTCTATTGATAGTCTTGTCGGTATCATAACCACTCATGTTGGAGCAGGAAATCTAAACAACTTCCCAACACTTTCTATCGCAAGTTCTATCACAGTTAATGCTGGTGTTTCGACTTTAGATCACACTTACATTGGTGGTGGACGTGCTTTCGTCGGAATCACAACAACAGTATTCCCAGATGGAACATTTGGAAATATCTTCAACGTTGATTCAATCGTTGGACCCACAACATTTACCACAAACTTTGGACCTACTGAAATTTCTCACACATATGCTGATAATACAGGTAACATTCTGAAGTTCCAACCATTTACTAAGAACTCTGATTATGCTGGTGGACAAATTAAAGATGAGTCTATTCAATATGATCCTAGAGTCAATAGCAACACAAGCCCTGCTGGTTGTAAGAACGTTCAGAGTGCTATCGATACTGTTATTGGTATCGTCACCTCAATTGTTGGTGGTGGAATCACTGCAATTCAGAGCCCAGTAAATCCAACAGGTATTACTACTAGATTTGAAGGATATAGTGGTGCTGGATATAATCCAGCAGAGGGTGAAGACGCTGATACTAACTTTAGTCCTGGATGTGGACAGATTTTTAAAGGTCCATATGTAAGAAACTGCACTAACTTCATCTTCGACAGCATTGGTCTGAAGATTGATGGATTTGCTGCAGAACCTGGAGACGAGGATGAGATCGGTGTTCAGGGTTCCATGTCGGTTGACTCTTACACGCAGTACAACCAGAGAGGAATCGGCGTATCAATCACAAACGGATCATATGCTCAGTTGGTGTCTATCTTTACAATTTGCTGCGACGAAGCAATCGTAACAGCAAGCGGTGGTCAGTGTGACCTGACTAACTCTAACTCTTCATTCGGAAGAATTGGTCTTATCTCTAACGGAATCAGTGATAATACAACCAAGTCTATCTACAGACAGACAGGTAAGGTTGTTACTGCTGCAGATGCAAATGATATTACATTAGAGGTCAGTGGTCTTGGAACACAAAGACCTTATGATGGTCAGGTTTATTATATTGATAAACTTTACTACTCTCTAAATACAATCACCGTCACAAATGGTGGATCTGGATATAACACTGCAAATGATGCGATTATCACGATTGAGGCTCCAACAGGACCAAATGGAATTACCGCACAGGCAATTCCTACAGTAGAGAATGGAGCAGTTACAGAGGTTACTCTGATTAACACTGGTACTCAGTATGAGACCAGAACTCCTCTTGTAACAATTGCAGCTCCCGATTCGGGAGTAACTGCGACAGCAGAAGTAACAAAGAGTGATCCTCTATATTATAAGGTTGCTTCCGCAACTTTCCCAAGAGCAGGAGTTTCAACTATTACTTCTGTTCAGGGGTTAAATAATGATGTATCTGTTGGTTCTACAGTTTATCTGAGCCGCCAGAGTTTACAAATCACATCTTCTCACTCGTTTGAATATGTTGGTGCAGGTAATGATATCTTCACCGCAAGACCTGGTGTTGGTGGTGTAACCATCCAAGAAAACGAGGTTGTTAAAGAAGAAGGTGGTGAAGTCATCTATACTTCTACCGACCAGGCAGGTAACTTTAGAATTGGTGATGGTGTTACCATCAACCAAGCAAGTGGAACGATTACAGGTAGAACCTACCTGAAGTCGCTATTCAACAACGTAACACCATTCATTCTAGCACTAGGAGACTAATTAAATGGCTGCTCAAATTGCGATTAATAATTTTAGAACAATTACTAATACGCCCACAACATCAGACGTTCAAATCTACACAGCACCAACAGGATATACATCAGTATTTCTCTTGGCGCAGGCTATCAATACGGGAACGGTAACTAGAAAAATTACTTTCAGTTATTATGACAGTACTGATACAACCACAACACCAATCGTAAATGAATTTCCTGTTCCTGCAGGAGACACTGTAAATCTTCTTCCTGGAAAACTAGTTCTAGAAACAGGAGATAAGATTGCTGTTTCTGTAGATGCAGGATCAGATATGAAATTCCTTTCATCAATTCTGGAAACCTCTAACTTCTAATTTATAAAATGGCTAATTACGGTAAGTACATATCCGGGAGAGAAAGAGATCTCGGAATTGGAATCACTGATTACAGTGAGGATACTAGAGTATTGAACGTTATCGGTAACGTTTCAATTGGAGGTAGTGTTGGTATTGGTACTTCTCATGGAGTAGAAGGCAGAAATATTGATACTCCCACCGCTGATTTAGATACAGGAACCCTCAGAATTCATAAAGAATTATTTGGTTATGATGGAGTGATGGGTGAAGATAGTACTATTCTAACATCTGTAGGTGGAACTGCAGTTCAGTGGTCAACTATCGAAAGTATTCAAGATCTCGGTATCACTCTTAGAGAAGAAGGTGTTCAGGTAGGTTCTAGTAATAGTATAAGAGATATTAACTTTGTCGGTGATTTAATAACCGCAACTGCTTCTGGTATTGCTGCTACCATTACGGTTTCTGATGTTGTACCAGGTGGAACTGATGGACAGGTTCAATACAATGATGATGGAAGTTTTGGTGGATCTGCAGATCTTACTTACAATGATTCTACTGGTAGAGTAGGAATTAATTCTGCTAGTCCTGACCGTAAATTAAGTGTTGTTGGTGACGTTGGTGTTGCTGGATCTGTATTTGGTGATAGGCATTATGCTACCGTAGATACACTAACACCTCAGATTGACCAAGAACTTGCCACGAAAGCCTATGTGGACAACTTCGCAACTGCTGGTCTTGTGGTCCAGAAGGCAGTATCTGTAGCAACTACAGAACCACTTGTTGCGTATTACGACAACGTAGATACATCACCTGATGGTGTTGGTGCTGTTCTTTTTGCACAATCAAATCAAAATATCACTACAGCAGGTGTTGGTGGAACTGGTCTTATTGATAGATTTAAAGATCTAACAGCCACAGATCGTGTTCTTGTAAAAGATCAGGGTCTTAATGGAATTGGAAATACATTCGAGAATGGATATTATACAGTTACTAGAATTGGAAGCGGATCAACATCATGGGAACTGACCCGTGCTGTTGACTTTGACCAAAGTTCTGAAATCGCATCAGGTGCGTTCTCGTTCGTTCTAAACGGTGATGATAACGCTGGTGGTGGTTTTGTGTTGATTACCAAAGAACCAGTTTCTATCGGTGTTAGCGCACTAGAATTTACCCAGTTCTCTAGTCCTGGTGAACTACAGGCTGGTAGAGGTCTGATCAAGGTTTCTAATAGATTTGATGTTGTATCTGCAGATAGTACTGCAATTACTGTTAGAGATGACGATATCAATCTAACAGTAACCAGTCATAGTTACACTAATGCAACAACTAGAGCAGATAGATTTATTGAAGAAATTCATATTGATGAATATGGTCGGGTAACTGGTATTGTTACTACAAATACTGTTTCTCTTGCATCTTCTGTAGCATCTTCTTTTGGTGTTGCTTCATTTGAAGGTGAGCACTTTGAAGTTGAATATGATGCAACTGTTGGACATATTGGTCTTTCAAGTAACACCACTGGTGCGGTGATGGCTGTTGATGGAACAACAAATGAAATTTCAGTCACAAGAGATGAAGGAAGAGTTATCGTTGGATTCCCTAATGATATAACAGTTTCTGGAAATGTAACCAGTAGTAGTGGTCAATTTATAGGTGATGGATCTCAACTAACAGGAATTATTTCTGGTGTTGAAGTACAGGATGAGGATTCACAAGTAGTTGCAGAAGCAACAAAGATAAACTTTGAAGGAACTGCAATTACTAGTATTGTTTCTGAAGACTCTGGATCTAAAGCAACTATTACTATTGACGCTGCAGATATTAATGCTATTGGTTCTGCAAACCAAGTTCTATTTAAAGATGCAACAAATACAGCAACTACATCATCGAATTTAACTTTCGTTGATTCTACTGGTAATTTGACTGCTTCTGGTACTGTTACTGCAAACTCTGACGAGAGACTCAAAGAAAACGTTGAGACTATTGAAGATGCACTTGAAAAAGTTAAGCAACTTCGTGGTGTTGAATATGATCACAAGAAAACTGGAGATCATTGTCTAGGTGTTATTGCACAAGAAGTTGAGAAGATCGTACCTGATGTTGTTTATGAAGATGCACTTGGAGTTAAGTCCGTTGCATACATGAATATGGTTGCTCTTCTGATTGAAGCCGTTAAGGATCAACAGAAGCAGATTGACGAACTGAAGTCTCTACTAAATAAATAAAAAGAGTCTTTTCAATAATGTCTAATATTGACGAAGCAACAAGGATCCCTTCAAAGATCGGCAATCTTATGATGGTTGTTGTGACCTGGAAAGGAAGAACATATGTCTTAAAAATGTTCTTCCCCCAGGCAAAACTTCCATCAAGAACAGAAGTCGAAGCACAGATGCAAGGAATTTATCCTGGATCTAAAGTCAAGTACACTTCCGTTATTGAAAAAGAACCTGGCGAAACTTTCTTATATGCAGAAGAAGTTGATCTAGAGGAAGGAGCTGCTTGGACAAAAAAGTCGGGTAAGAACCCTGAGGGGGGTCTCAATGAAAAAGGACGTAAGTCTTATGAAAGAGAGAACCCTGGTTCTGACCTTAAAGCACCCTCAAAAAAAGTTGGAAATAAAAGAAGAGCATCATTCTGTGCAAGAATGAAAGGTATGAAGAAAAAACTTACTTCTTCTAAAACTGCTAACGATCCAGATAGCAGAATCAATAAGTCCCTTAGAGCTTGGAATTGCTGATGAAATCTTTTAAGCAATTTATGGAAGAGTCAGTCAATATCTCTGGCGACTTCAACGGAAACTTATATGTAAACTCTCAACCCGAAGAACCAAAACAGGTTGGTGAGAATTATGTTGCAGATGTTACCTGGATGGGTAGTATCTATCGTCTTGAGATGGTATCCAAGAATGGGCTGCCCACAAAAAAAGAACTAGGAGAACAACTACAGAAAGAGTACCCTGGAGCAATAGTTCAAAACATTTATCCAGTAGAAGAAAAGAATTTCAACATTAAAAACGCAAGAAGATATCATCCTTCAAAACTAGAGTGGATTGACTGATTATGGCTCAGTGGAATAAAGTCGAACAAGCATATAGGGCACAAGACACTACAAACTTTGAAGTTTATATGTGTGCCGACAAATACGGCAACATTGGTGCTTGTGGTGGAGATACTCAATTTGACATAAACATTGCTGCTGGTATTACAACTCAGGTAGCAAACGTT